TGGTATAGATGGAATATGGAGAATTTCTAATGGCAGCACGTAAGGTTCTCATCACGGGTTCAGCGGGGCATCTTGGCAGAGCCCTTCGTGCCGCGTTTGAGGATATTGGCGATAAGGTCACCGGAATTGATTTGAAAGATGCAGAGATTAATTGTGACTTGGATTTTGTGGAAAAAATCATTCTCCCCGATAATTACGATGTCGTTATCTGTAATGCCAAAGTAGAAGAGTGGTCAGCCCATCATACGCTGGTCACCTCTGCTAAAATGTGCGCCGTCAACATTGGCAGCATTTACGGCACGTTGGGCAGTGATGCGCGCCTTTATAAAGACACCAGCGTTAAACAGACGCCGGAATGGTACGTGGCTTCTAAGGGCGCAATGGTCGCTCTGACGCGCCATCAGGCCACGACGTTGGCTCCTGTGCGTGTGAACTGTGTGTGTCCCGGCGGCATTGAGCGCGGCCAGGGACGGGCTTTTGTTGATCGTTACTCCTGGCGGGTTCCGCTTAATCGAATGGCTACGGAAGACGACATTGTAGGCCCGGTGTTGTTTCTGTGTAGCGATGCGGCCCGGTACATCACCGGCCAAGTGTTGATGGTGGATGGGGGTTTGAGCGCGTGGTAGATTTTTCAGATGTAGTCGTTGTCAGCAACTCGCGCGCCGAAGACGGGCCGTTGGAGTCTGTTATCAAAGCCATGCCGGGGTGTTCCGTCTCGCGCTTTGTATCCGATGGCATGTCCCCCGATGTTGCTGTTGCGCGGGCAATGACATTTTTCACTGTTGTATACAAATCCAGCAATCCGAAACTTGTCGTTGTATTAGGGGATCGTTATGAGACGCTGGCGGCTGCGTTGGCGGCTATGTTTATCGGCATACCCGTGGCCCATATTCATGGTGGGGAAACCACTACTGGCGCTTTTGATAATGCCATGCGTCACAGTATTAGTCACATGGCGACGTTGCATTTTGTGGCTACAGATGACTTTTCCAGTAAGTTGAAAGGCATGGGCATTGATCCAGATAGCATCACAGTTAGCGGCGCGCCTGGATTGGATGGTGTTGGCGGAGACACGGCCAGGAGAGATACGAAAGAGATGCTGGTTACATATCATCCCGAGACGCGGTTGCCAGACCGTGGCGTAGGCCAGTGTGAACAGATGCTGGCGGCACTTAGTACATGGTACACGGCGGGATATAACATCCTATTCACAGGCGTTAACAACGATCCCGGTGGCGAAGAGATTGGCGAACTGATTCAAATCTTCTGCGAGCAACGACCGTTTGCTAAGGTTGTTAAGACACTCTCCCATTCTGAGTACATCCAGGCGATGCAGCGTGCGTCTTTGGTCGTCGGCAACTCTTCGGCGGGCGTGATTGAAGCGCCTTGGGTTGGAGTGCCGTCCATCAATATCGGCAACCGACAACTGGGACGCCCAATGGCTCAGTCTGTGTTTGGTTCCGTTGATGACATTGAGTATGCCCTAACGCTCTCCAACGGCTGGAACCCGATCTACCAAGGCGGCGCGGCTGATGTTATATCCGCGAGCATTCTGAAGTGGCTTAATGAAAACTAAAAACAATCTGTCTCAATTGAACATTAGAATTGCCAGTGATTTGATCGACGAATTGGATAAGTTTTGCGATGATAAATTGCTGTACAAAAAGTATGTCATTGAATTAGCGATACGCAGATTTTTAACCTCCGAAAAGAATAAGGTTACAAATGTTGCCAGCATCAAATTATAAAAAAATTCCAGTAATAAAAATTAATGACGCTCTGCCGGATGGCCTGTTGGCAGGCTACACCCCTTCGGGGCGCATGGTGTGCTGCATTGAGTTCTACCCAAATTACAATTTTCTATTCGGGGACGCAGATAGCCAAGGTGATGTTTGGGAGTGGTGTGTTTGCAGCGCGCACGCTCATCGCATTGCGATGATCTCTCATTGGCATGACTCTGATTATTTATGTCTCGGTGAATCTTAATGCCTGAGCGTTCGTGCCCCGCCGTCGCGCTCTAGGCAGACCGAGGGGCAGGGCGTTGCCCCACTCCGCACCGCCTCTCGGTCACGCCTTTAGGAAAGCAAGATGCTTAATATTCCGCCAGACGTTGAACGAGATGCCATATTTGTAAAAATATATTTACAGACAGGCGATGGTCTGGATGCGTGTAAACGCGCTGGCTTTATCATTAACGGTTACGACGACCGCACGGTTGCGGAATATTTGCTGGACCGTTGCGATATTCAAGAAGCCATTAAGGTCGCAAAAGAGTCCAAAGCCAAGAAGCCAGCGTCTGTAGACATTACGCGGGAAAGCATCATTTCCGATCTGGACGCAATCCATCAGTCAGCCATGATTGACAAGGACTACACGCCAGCCATTGCGGCTAAGAAGTTACAAGCGCAGCTTATGGGCGTGTTGCAGGAAACTGTTCAAGTCACTCACAAGATGGATGTGACCCGCATGACTGATGACCAGTTGATGAAGTTCATTGCTTTGAAATCAAAACAAGAAGACTTGAACATGATTGACATAACTCCGACTGGATTGAGTCAGATTAATGGCCCTGCGATAACAAAAATTTAGGAAAATTCATTATGGTGGCAAAATCAAAAGTAAACGCTGCGGGCAACTACACTAAGCCTGGAATGCGTAAGACACTTTTTAATCAGATCAAAGCAAAGTCCACCCAGGGCACTGGCGCGGGGCAATGGAGTGGGCGCAAGGCGCAGCTTCTTGCTAAGGAATATAAGGCTAAAGGCGGAGGCTATAAGGATTAGTTATGAAAAAACCACAACTCTCTCTTAAGAACTGGACTAAGCAAGAGTGGACTACAAAGTCTGGCAAGCGGTCGTCAGATACGGGTGAGCGTTATTTGCCAAAGGCAGCTATTAAGGCGCTGTCTCCGCAAGAGTACGCTTCAACGACAAGGGCCAAGCGAAAAGGCAAAGCTGAAGGTAAGCAGTTTGTAGCGCAACCTCCGAAGATTGCTAGAAAAACGTCCGGTTATAGATAGTTAAATTAATTGTCCCTGCAAGAACTGACACTTGACCAAGCCGCTGCGGAAGTGATTCGTCGCCGTCAGGCGCGTGAAAACTTCTCAGACTTCATGACGTACATGCACGGTAAGGCTCCGCCGCGTCATATGGAATTTCTATGTAATAAGCTGCAAGACAAGATGACCCGAAAGGGCGACCGTCTGCTGGTGTGCTTTCCACCGGGCCACGGCAAAAGTACGGTGTCGTCGCTGTATTACCCGGCGTTCTATTTATCAAGAAACCCGACGCACAACATCATAACGGTTAGCCACACCGAATCGTTTGCGGAACAGTGGGGCCGTAAGGTCCGCAACATTATGTTGTCGGACGAGTACAAGATGTTGTTCCCAGAGATTGAAGTGTCGGATGACAGCCGCTCCGCTGGCCGGTGGGATTTGAAGCAAGGCGGCTCGTACTACGCGACTGGCGTTGGCGGTACGGTGACGGGCAGGCGCGCTGATTGCGTGATCTGCGACGATTTGCTCAAAGGCGTCGATGACGCAGAATCAAAAACCGTGCGCGATAACATGTGGGATTGGTGGGGTTCTGACTTATCAACCCGTTTGAAACCCAGCGGCGTGATGGTGATTATTGGAACGCGCTGGCACTTAGATGACATCATTGGCCGCGTCATGGCGGCTGAGAAGCAGAAAGGCGGCGATAAGTGGGACAAGGTTATCCTGCCCGCGCTGGCTAAAGAGAAAGACCCGCTAGGCCGTAAGGTCGGGGAAGCCCTCTGGCCGGAGTGGGAAGACAAGACTGCCCTGGCCCGTAGGCGGGCACAGCCATCCATGACGGCCCGGCAATGGGAGAGCTTGTACCAGCAAAGCCCAGTTCTTGAGTCCGGTAACGTAATCAAGCGTGACTGGATTAAGATATGGAACCAGAAAGAGCCCCCAAAATGCAGCTTCATCCTGCAAAGCTGGGACACGGCCATTACGTCCAAGAATAAGAGCGCATTTTCGGTTTGCCTGACGTTTGGTATTTTCAAAGAGGACAAGACGGATTTGCCGTCCGTTATCTTGCTATCCCGTTGGCGGGGCAGGGTTGATTATCCAGAATTGCGTAAAATGGCTCAGCGCCTAGCAGTTAATTACCTGGATGATAATCTGGAGGTTCCTATGAGCGGGAACCGCAGAAAGCCACCAGATGTTATCCTTATCGAGGCCAAGGCAACGGGCGAGCCTTTGATTGCCGACTTGAGCCGGGCCGGTATTGCTGCAACACGGTTCAATCCAAACAAACACGGCGACAAGAACGCCCGCCTTTTGCTAACAACCGACATCTTTGAAAACGGGCGGTTTTACGTCCCCGGTCAGCCACCAAATTACACACTTCCGAGGCGGTGGGCCGAAGAGTATGTAAATTCTCTGATGTCGTTCCCGGCTTCAGATTCCCGAGATGATGCCGACGCAACCAGCCAAGCTATCATTCGAATGAAGACCAGCGGTTGGATTAAGAATAGTCTTGATGCTATGGAAGAAGAGCCGTTCCGTATAACGGAACGTGCAAACGGGGCGCTTTACGGTTAACATAGAACTTCTTCTTGTATTTTAGGCAAGCTTAAATGGCTATTGATCGAGCAACGGCTTCTGTACTTGGCCTTAATGATATTACCGGAGGAGATTCCGGTGGCGAAGATGTGGCTGTTCCTCAAGACGAACTCACGTTTGCTGACGGCGCATCCATCACGCCGGAAGAAGATGGCGGAGAAACCATAGATTTCGCTCCTGATAGCGAAAGTGCTGGGCCTGTCGCGCATGACGACAACCTAGCTGAGCATATGGACGAAAAAGACCTACAGGCCATCGCCAACGATATTCTTGAATATGTGAAAGAAGACCGCGAATCCCGTGCAGATTGGGAAAGTATGCTGTCTCAAGGTCTGACGTATCTCGGCCTAAAGATCGAGGATCGGTCTATTCCGTTTTCCGGCGCGGCTGGCGTGTTTGACCCCATTCTGCTGGAAGCCGTAATCCGCTGGCACGCGACAGCCAGCGCCGAATTGATGCCTGCCAGCGGGCCGGTAAAAACCCAGGTTATTGGGCAGGCTACGCCGGAAACGGAAGCACAGGCTTCTCGCGTTAAAGAGTTTATGAATTACTACCTGATGGAGGGTGCGCCAGAGTGGGTTGAACAGAACGATCAAATGCTGTTCTGGCTACCGCTCGTTGGCTGTACTTTCAAAAAGACCTATCAAGACCCTATTCTCAATCGGGTTGTTAGCCCGTTTATTCTGCCGCAGGACTTCATCGTTTCGTTTAGCACGAACGATTTGGAGACATGTCCGCGTGCCACCCATGTCGTCTCAATGTCCCCCAAAGACATGAAGATGCGCCAACTCAGTGGTTTTTATAGCGATATTGACCTCAAAGAGCCGGATTACCTGGACGACGAAAATTCGCCATTGGGCGATAAGTCCACCTATACCCAGGGCCTGAAGAAACCTACGGATTCAGATGAGGCTCCGTATGAGGTTTTTGAATGTCATATCGACCTCAATCTAAAAGGCTTTGAGCATACGGAGGCCAACCCAGACAGCGAGGCTGAGGACGAAGACCCGACCGAGACTGGCTTGCCGTTGCCATACATTGTCGCGGTTGAGACGGGTTCCAAAAAGATTTTGTCGATCCGCCGTAACTGGAAAGAAGAAGACCAGACTTACGCAAAGATTCAATATTTTACACACTTTAAGTTTGTCCCCGGCCTTGGCTTTTACGGCATTGGCTACGCCCACATCCTCGGCAATACGGCCAAAGGCGCGACCTCCCTACAGCGTCAGATGATTGATGCAGCTACGTTGGAAATGTTCCCCGGCGGCCTAAAAGTTAAGGGCATGAGGGGCGACGACAACAACATTATGATCGGTCCGTGCGAGTTCCGCGAACTCGATACCGGCGGGATGCCAATTCAGCAAGCCATTATGACGATGCCCTACAAAGGGCCGTCGCCTGTGTCGATGGAGCTTTGGAAGGCCACCCGCGAGAACGGCGAACGCCTAGGCGGCATGACTGAGGTGGCTGTCGGGGAAGGCCGCCAGGACGCCCCTGTAGGCACCACAGTGGCCCTTTTAGAAGCATCCAACCGCGTACAGTCCGCTACCCTCAAGGCCGCGCACAGGGCTTACAGGCGGGAGTTCAGGCTGATTGCCGCCCTGTTTGGCCAGTTCCTGCCCGAAGAGCCCTACCCCTGGCCGGTGGCCGGTGGCCCCAACATGGTGATGCGCGCTGATTTCTCGGATAAAGTTGACGTTATCCCGGTCAGCGATCCCAATATTACGTCTTCTGCCCAGCGCATGATGCGTGCCGAAGCGTTGTTGCGGTTTGCTACTCAAGCGCCTGATTTACATGACCAGTATCAGGCGTTCCGTCAAATGTACGTCGAAATGGGCATCGACGAGGCGCGGATTTCGGCGCTTCTGCCGCCAAAGAAAGAAGCCCAGCCGCTAGACCCGTTGACTGAGAATCAGAACCTGCTCAACGGCAAGCCGGTCAAAGTTGGCGCTTATCAAGAGCATGATGCCCATATTGCCGCTCACACGGTTTTGATGCAGCAGAAGCCTGAGTTGGTAACGGTTCCGGCGCACATTGCCGAGCATGAAGCCGCCAAGATGCGGGTTCAGGTTGAGCAGATTCTGGGACAACAATTGCCGCCCGAAGGCCAGCAGTTGCCGCCTGAAGTTGAAAACCAGATTGCTGTCTTGGTTGCTAAGGCAATGCAGCAAATTGCTAAGCCGCAGGGTGGCGAAGACCCCACCCCCGGTCAGATTGCTATGGAGCAGCTTAAAGTCGAGGCCGCGAAGGTCCAGGCCAAGTTGCAAGAAATACAAGCCAACACTAGCAGCAAGGCGTTTACGGAAACGCTCAAGCTCAAATCCAGCCGCGAGGACCGCCTGACCCGTGAGCGTATTGCCATGTTGAATTACGAAAAAGACAGGCAGAAACAAATTTCCCAACCAAAGACCTTCGGGACAAGGAGCAAATTCTAATGGACTCAATGCGCCGCAATGCTCAGAAAATGATGCCGCATATTATGGCTCTGAATAAGAAGCCGGACACGGGCCTGAAGAACAACAACCAACCGGCACGCGGCGTGAGCAACGTGACTGCTTTTGCAAAAGGCGGCCCGATCAAAAAGGCCGATGGCGGGAAGATGAAAGACCCGTATGGCAGCGACCGCACTCAGGGCCTTGGCCCAATGAGTGATAAGGAAGCCAAAGACGCCAGCAAGGAGATTCAGAAACGGTTCCCGCCGAAGACTCCCGACAAGTCGGCTGCACAAGACAAGGCTAAGGACAAAGAGCCCAAGTACGCCAAAGGCGGCGAAGTAAAAGACAAGAAGCAAGACCGCGCCTTGATGGAACGCCACAATAAACTCATGCACCCCGGCCAGAAGTCCAAGCTGATGAACGGCGGGATGGTGAAGAAGTATGCTGATGGTGGAAAGACTAACCCGGGTGAAATTGATGCTTTTGAGGGGATGAGCCCTGTACCCGGCGTTGGAGATACAGATGCTTATTACAGCGGAAAATTGGCCGGAAGAAATAGGCAAGCTAAAGCAAAAAAAGACAACGCATTAAGTGCATACGCTAATCGTGGAAAAGATTACATCAAAGACAAACTAGATGATGCCGATGTTGCTATCTCAAAAAATATTGGCCTTAAAGAACGCGCTAAAAGAAAAGAATCATTTAGAACGGGCCTTAAAGAAGAAGGCTACAAAAAAGGCGGCAAGGTCAAAGGCGACAAAAAGAAAGTCATGGGGACTGTTGGAGAGGCCAACGCCTTGATGAGCGCCTTGAAGAAGGTGCGCCGTCCTGCGACCCCGATGCCCGGCACGCGCATGGCTGGCCTCGGCATGGCTCCCCCGATGGCTCCGCAAATGGCTCCCCCGATGAAGCACGGCGGCAAGGTCATGAAGAAGGCCGCTGGCGGCGCTGCCAAACTCCGCAAGAAGTCACCGATGCCCGATAAGATCAAAATGATGCTTTACGGAAAGGGAGGTTGATATGTCGCGTCCTGTAAAAAACATCCGTCTGAAGCCGACCGCCGTAAAGAAAGGCAAAGGTAAGTAATGAGTGCAGACCTGCTGGCAAGGAAGGTCACGGCACGACTACGTGAAATTCGGGAAGACAAGATAAACGCACTCCGAAGATGCAAACCCCGCGCCCCGATGGTTGTCGAGGGCGCGGCGGTTCCCGCCGCTACGGCGGAAGAAATCGCTTTTTTTGCAATCGACACAAACTCAACCATAGATGCCATTAACATGGTCATTTTAATGATTGAGGAAGAATACAAAAAAATTACCAGTTCGGATCAACCGGACAAAGAAAACACTCAACAGGCAAGGATAAGTTATGGATAAAGTTAAAAGTCTGCCGTTTGTAGAAGAGAGCGAAATCTCCGAAGCAACCGATCTCATTAACAAGCAGTTTATCGAAATTACACAAAAGCCATTCGAGCTTCGCCCCGCTGGGTACATGATTGCGGCAAAGATTTACATTCGTCCCGATGAATTGCTTGTTGTCGATATGCCGGATGGCACAAAGCAAACGCTTTGGACGCCGGAAGTTACTAAAAACCAAGACAAGTTTGAATCAGTCTCTGCATTGGTTTGCGCCGTTGGGCCGCAGGCTTATAAGGGATTTAACCCAGATGGAACTGTGCGCTACCCCGAAGGACCGTGGTGCAGGGTTGGTGACTGGATTGTAATTCCGCGCCAGTCGTCGTTTATTTGTCACTACAATCATGTAGCGATGGCCCTTCTTCCCGATGACAAAGTAATCGCAGTCATCAAAGGCCCGACTGAAGTAACTTCAGTCTATATGGCCCCCAAAATCTGATAGGCAAGATTATGAAAATCATTCAAACGCCTAATTACGCGCCGGAGGGCTCTGAAGGCGGCTCTACACAAGAGTCAGCGCCTACGCCCAGCAACCTTACTGGTCAGGAGGAGTTTGTAGATGAAGACATTGAACTTCCGAACGAAGACGGTGCGGAGCCAGCTAAAACCGAAGCCGTTGAAGTTACGGAAGATACGCAGAAAATCTTTAAGCGCAGAGGGCCGAAGCGTTACGCAACGCTGACCCATGAGCGTGATGAGGCGCGTGGGTATGCCAGTCAACTCCAGGCCGAATTGGAACGTGAACGGCAGCGTGCTTCTGAGTTTGAGGCTAAGGCTAACGAGGCATCAAACGTAGCGATGCACAGTTACGCGGCTAAGGCTGAGTCTGATTTGCGTGATGCCCGCTCATCCCTTTCGGCGGCTATTGAAAGCGGCGACCCGGCCAGGATTACCGAGGCGTCTGAGCAGTTGGCATCTTCTAAAGCGACGATGGACGATGTTGAGGCGTGGAAAAAGTCTGAAAAGTCCAAGACCGTTGAGCAGCCGCGCCAACAGCAAGCTGCACAACAGCGGGTGGCTGTTAATATCCCAGAATTGCCAGAACCCGTTAAAGACTGGGTTATGGAAAACCGCTATTTCGATTCTATCCAACGAGATGATAGCGGCGGTGTTGTTTTTGATAGGTCGGGTCGGCCTCTAAAAAACCCAGAATATGACGATGCTATGCATACTGAGGCAACTTTGTTTGCCACAAACCTTGAACGTAAAATTGCAGACGGTCGCCTTAATTATAAAGTGTCGTCACCTGAGTATTTTAGGGAAGTCGAAGAGCATATGCGGGATCAATTTCCCGATTATTTCGGTGAAGAAGAACAAGAGCAGCCCAAACAGCAGACCAGAAAGGCTTCTCCCGTAGCTTCACCGACCCGCTCTATGTCTTCTGGAGGCCAAGCAACCGGAAGCCCGACTAAATTCAAGCTGACTGGAGATCAACTTAGGTTTGTTAAAAAGATGGTTGATAATGGTGGTGGTCCAAAGTACCCGCAGGGTCACTCAAGGGCGTTTCAACCCATGAATTTTGACGATGCCAAGGTTAGTTATGCTCGTCGCCTTATGAAAAACAACAATCAGTAGGATTATTAACTATGGGCCGTAAGCCTCGCAATTCCGAAACACGCGATAGTAATTCGCGCACGGCGGAAACACGTAAAGTCCACAAAAGTACACACGAATCCCGTTTTCACATCCCCGCAGAAGTTATCCCTCGCGGGATGACCTACGCCTGGGTAGCGGTAGCCTTCGATAACTCCGGCACGTACAATAAAGACAACTGGAACAACAAGTATCGTTCCGGCTGGCGTCCGGTTCCGCGTGATCGTCACCCAGAATTGTTCCCGCCAGTACCGAATATTGGTTTTGGCACCGACGACGATAAGTATATTAACGAAGGCGGCCTTATTCTTTGTGAAAAGCCGTCAGTAGACGTAAAAAGGGACCGGGATATCGTTGAAGCGCGAGCCCGGAAGTTGATGGAAGGCACCAATTGGACTCAGAGTTCTGGTACTAATCCGTTTGCCCAAACCCTGCCGCGTTTTGATGAATCTAAAACTGAATTTGGGCACGTTACCCAGTTCAAAGATTAAAGTACGGGGTGGCTGGGGTTATAATGGCCCCGGCCCACCTTTCCCTTGCCGGAGGAGTGAAGGGGCCATCCTGGCCACCCCACCATAATTCGGGACTTACATATTCTAAAAATTATGGTAATGTAGAAACATATAACGATCCCAGGCTTGGGTTATCGACGCCAATCACGTACTTGGCCGGGTTATCAGACCCGTTATCGAAGTGCAGTCACGTATCTGCTCCGTGCCGTCGCAACGGCAATCAGTATTTTTCGCACTTTTCCCGTGCATCTGACAGGAGCAAAACATGGCTTACGGCGCAAGCGGTGGCTTCGGCCTCCAGCCGCTTAATAGCGGTAACGGCGTTACCTTCAATGGTATCACCAACCAGTACAACCTCCCGGCGACGGGCGGCCAGTCGATCTTCCAGAACGACCCGGTGGCGCTTTCCACCGTGGGCATCATCGTTCGCGGTGCGGCGACCTCTCCGGTCCTGGGCGCTTTCCAGGGCTGCAAATACCAGGACGCCAGCGGCGTATGGCAGTTCACGAATCAGTGGGCTGGTGCGACTGGTAACGTCCTTACGGGCAACACCCCCATCGCGTTGGTTATCGACGATCCGATGGCGCAATACACGATGACTGAGGGCGATTCTACGGGCGCTGCGGGCACTCCGCTCACCTCTGCGGCTCCGGGCCTTAATGCGAACTTCGTTTACACGGCTGGCAGCACTCGCACGGGTCTATCTGCCGTTACGTTGAATAATGCCACTGCGAGTACTGCGTCTGGCCTGAACATGCGAATTACGTCGCTTGATCCGCGTGTTGGCAACGCCGTTGGCGCGTTCGCCAACTGGGTTGTTCAGATCAACAATGGCCAGCGTTCTGCTGGAACGCCGCGTCCGTAACGCTTTTGGCCTAGGAAAAAACACATGACCATTAATACCAGTTCGATTCAGCAGCTTCTTCGCCCCGGCTTGGCAGAAGTTTTCGGCGACTATCCGATGTACCCGGCAGAATACACTGAGATTTTCAGCACCCATACCTCCGACAAGGCTGTTGAAATCGAAGTCGAAATGAAGCTGTTGGGCCTCGCTTCGATTAAGGGTGAAGGCGCTCCGACGCAGTTTCAAGACATGGGACAGCGCGTCATCAGCACCTACTACCATCGCTATACCAGCGTTGGCTTTATGATTACCCGCCAAGCGATGAAGGATAACCTTTACGAGTCGCAGTTCCCGCAGCAGGCTCAGTCGCTGCGTAACTCGATGTTGCAGAGCAAAGAAGTCAACGGCGCTTCGGTGCTGAACAACGGCTTCTCGACCTCGTTCCCCGGCGGCGACGGTGTTTCTCTGTTCTCGACGGCGCACCCGATTGACACCGGCACGTTTGCCAACACGCCGAGCGTTCAGGTCGATCTGAACGAATCGTCGCTGCAAGACGCCATTGTGACCATCTCGCAGTTCCGCGACCAAGCGGGCCTCATCACGATGACGAAGCCCACCAAACTGATCGTTCCGCCGCAGCTTCAGTTTACGGCTGATCGTATCCTGCACTCGCAGTTCCGCACCGGCACCGCGAACAACGACATCAATGCGATCTATAACATTGGTGCCGTGCCGCAGGGTTATCGCGTCAATCACTTCCTGACTGACACGAACGCTTGGTTCCTTATGACCGACGCCCCCAACGGCTTGAAACACTACGTCCGTGAAGCTCTTGAGACTGACGTTTTCACTGACTTTACGAGCGACAACCTGTTGGCGAAGGCCATCGAACGGTACTCGTTCGGCTGGTCGAACTCTCGCGGTGCTTATGGTAGCTCGGGCGCTACCTAATAACCCCGATTTTTGAATAGAGAATGGGGCCATCGTGCCGCGAAAAATAGGCGCGGTGGCCCTTTTCACAACAAAATAGTGAGGCGTCATTATGACAACTTTTTTTGATAGCGTCAAAATGGGGCGTGCGTCTTACAACCGCGCTACCGTCCCGAGTGGGTATGCTGAGGACGAAATTTATGGCGTCCCACTGACTCAGACTTACGTTTACCAACTCGGTACAGCGTCTACTTCTTTGGCCAGCGGCGTGTTTTATGCGTCTTCGGCAATTGCTGGTACGCTGACCAGCACGGGTGCCTTGGTCAGCAGCGGCGTTGCTACCTTTGACGTTCCGCGTTGCGTGTCCATTACGGCTTCCAGCAATATGTCAACGACGACATTTACCTTCCAAGGTACGGATGCGTATGGTGCGTCGCTTACTGCATCCCTCACCGGCCCGACCGGCAATACCTTCGGCAATTCTGGTTCTGTTGTTACTACGCTTTCGGCTTTTAAGACCGTCACCACCGCATCTGCGAATGGCGCGGCCACTGGCCTTTTGGCGATTGGTACATCGGATACCTACGGCTTGCCTTATCGCCTTACTAACGTGGGCGAAGGTCTTGGGGCTTATATCAACGGTGGCTCGGCGTCAGTTGCTCCGACTTATACCGCTGGTTTTGCTGCTACGGGCGTTGCTACGGCGACCACCGCTGATGTTCGCGGAACGGTTGCATTGGCTACGACTGTGCTGGCTAACGGCTCCAGGTACGTCACCTTCCAGTTTGTTACCCCGAACGACGGGACTCTGGCTGGTAACGACACCAAAGAAAATACGTATGGCGTAACGCCGTATTCTGCTTAATGTTAATCGCCGGGGCATGTCCGTCATGCCCCGGTGTTTCTTATTGACGGTAACTAGGCAAGGAAATAACCCGTGACAGAAGCTCATCTAGCACAAGCAGCACCTACAGCGATCATGCACGCCCCGGCCCGTAAGGCGGTCAATATCGTTGCTATGGGTTCTAGCCGACAGGACTTCTTCCAGGCGCAGCTTATGGAAGGCCGCCCTGAAATTCTTCAGAATGCAGAAACGTGGTGCATTAACTATATGGGCGCACAGATTCGCTGCGACCGCATTATCCACGTTGACCCCGTTCACCCCTATTTGGGCCACCCCGTTGTCCGCGATATGTGCGAATACGCGCTGAAGGACAACACCCCGTTCTATACATCGTGGCCGCACCCCCGTTATCCGAACCATGTCGTTTACCCGTTCGCTCGGGTTATGGCTTCGTTTGGCGGCATTACTTATTTCAATACCAGCGTTTCTTACGCTATTGCGCTGGCAATGGCTGATGGCTTTAACGAAATCGGCCTGTTTGGCTGCGATTTTTCGTATCCAGATGTGCATCTGGCCGAATCTGGCCGGGCGTGTTGTGAGTTTTACATGGGTATCGGAACCCAGCGTGGCATCAGATTTGCCGTTGCCCAGAACTCGACCCTGATGGATATATACAACCGCCAGCAGCCCTACGGTTGGTTCTCCGACCCCAATCATCCGCCTGGAATGGGCGGCAAGATTATGACCGCACAACAGATTCTGGTACACGAAGAACGTGTCCGTAACCCACCCAAACTGGCCGCTCAGTTCCAGACCATTCAGGTGTCTACTCCTTCCATTATCCAACCGATTGCCGCTCCCCAGGCGGCTGGAATTGGCGGAGAACATAAACTTTACGACGCTATGTTGGGGGGGCCACTCCCATTAACAAACGGCCATGACACTTCTCTTGGAGTAGCAAATGCGCCCAGTAATATTCAACTTCCCCACACAAACGGTTAATGGCGTTTGCGCTACGCAAACGACTACGGCCACAGATCAGTCCCTTGTTCTTAATGGGTCGCTATCTAATTTTAACGCTGGTGTAACGCCCTTTGCGGTGACTGTAGCGCCCGGCCTTCAACGGACACTTACGGTCACATCAACCGGCAATATCAGCACGGCGACCTTTACGATCACGGGCATTGATACGTCTGGGTATGCTGTATCTACAACGCTTACTGGGCCAAATAATGCTACAGCCACTACTGTGGCTGAGTTCTTCAAAGTCACGGCAATCTCAGTTGGGACTTTAGCAAGTAGTTCATTCACGGTTGGTGTCGGTATTACCGGCACCAGCCGCTGGGCTATAGTTGATACTTTCCAGAATCCTGTAGCTGTGTCCGTGGCAATCACTATGAATACAGCCACAACTTCTTTGGTTACAATTCAACGCACTTTTGATCCAATTTCTACGACCACAACTCCTGTTGCAGTTACCGCCGCTGGCTTGTCTGCGATTGGAACTTCAACCAGCCTTACTTACTCGGACAACGCCACAGCGTATCGCGCCATCTTCCTTGCCAGCACTACAGCTACTGGCACAATGAACGTCAACTTTAACCAATCAGGGTACTAACCCCTATGGCCCGTGGCAAGAAAGACCAGATGCGCGGGATGACGGTTTCAGGCGGCTACAAGCTGTCTGTGGCTAAAGGCGCTGGTTTGACTGCCAAGGGTAGGGCGTCCATCAATCGGCGCACGGGAAGCAATCTAAAGCCCCCAGCGCCACACCCCAAAAGTGAGGCGGAGTCTGGCCGTAAAAAAAGTTTTTGTGCTAGGTCGCAGGGGTGGACTGGCGAACGTGGAAAAGCCGCTCGCAAAAGGTGGGCTTGTTAAATGACGCTTACCGGCACGTATGACTTTGGCGTAAACACCGAACTTGATAGCGTAATCGTCGAGGCTTACGAGCGTATGGGCCGTGAGGCTTCAGACCTGTCGGCTAATGACGTACAAAGCGCCATTCGTAGCCTTAGTTACCTATGTTCTGAATGGGCTAATAAGGGGGTCAACCTTTGGGAGGTTACCCTTAACAACTCAGCCCTAACTCAAGGCCAGCAGAGCCTGACGTTAAATTCAAAGAACGTGGAAGTCTTCCAGGTTTACCGCCGCACAACCAGCGGCGGCATCAACACGGACATTATGCTTTCGCCCATCAGTAGGGCGGATTATGCGTCTATCCCCAACAAGCAGCAGCAAGCCCCGCCGACTCAGTACTACTTTGAGCGCACCATTACGCCGACAATGTACCTATGGCCGACGCCGGATAGCTCGGCCTACACGCTGTACTACTACACCATGAATTTCACCCAAGACCCCGGCAACCCGACCAATACGCTGGATGTACCGCAGCGTTGGTTTGATGCCATGGCAGCCGGAATGGCTGCTAGACTAGCCGTGAAGTGGGCTCCAGAACGCGCTGCGCCGTTGCATGGACTGGCTGATATAGCCTACCAAGCTGCCGCTGCGGAGGACCGGGAGAAGGTGCCCACGGTCATTAAACCCAGTTTGTTATCGGGTAGGTGGGCATGAGCCGGTTATCGCCGCTTCATCGCCGTTCTAGGGCACCGATTGATATTGATGTCAAAAGCCCTCGCTCCGTCGCCGTTTGCGACGGCTGCGGCATGTGGACGATGCACGCCCATTTGGTTGAGAAAATGGAGTATCGCGGCGGGTCTGTGCCGGTGGGGACCAAGCTGTACGTCTGCGGCGTTTGCGATGACGTTCCAAACCCATATTATTCTAAATTGGTTCTGCCGCCTGATCCGGTTCCCATCAAGAACCCCCGGCCAGAGAACTACGCGCTTAACCCGGAACCTATGTATTTCATTATTGCAGATTACGACACGCCCATCATTACCGGCAAGAACCCGCAAGACGCAACAAACGGTGGTTTTAACTTCCTGTGCGGGAATAATCCGTAATGCCTAACGTCCTCATCAGCGAATTAGACCTATCTCCGGCGCTTGCAACTGGTGACATCTTTCTGGTTCAGCACGCTGCTGGGCCGCCTGCTGATTATTGCACGGCTACGCAAGTCGTGAATTGGGTTATGCAAACCTCTCTTGCGACCGGCATTGTTTTGGCCTCCGGCGCGTCCGTTAAAAGCGCAGGCAATATTTCTTTGGGCGCGGGCGTGGCCTTAGCGACTAATGCGACTGTTGGATATATAATGATTACATCGTGCGCCGGTACGCCCACGGGCGTGCCTGTGGGGTTTGGCGTTGGTAATATTCCGATTCAATTCGACACGACGAATAACAAGCTCTGGGTTTACGCCGCGACTGGCGGCTGGCGCGGCGTATCTCTGACATAGGTGAATTATGGCCTTCACGGCAACTCAATGGATTTTCAAAGCCTCGTTGGTCACATCGACCGCCGTGACAACGGTCGGTGCATACACTGTCCCCGCCGCTACGACGGGGCAAATCATCGCGCTTACACTGGCCAACTCAGCGACTACAAACGTAATCGCATATGCCGATGTAGCTCTGTACGACGGCTCGACTGCATACACTCTGCTTAAAAAGGCTCCGCTTTATCCAGGCGGTATGTTGGTTGCGGAAGGGTTCCAGAAGCACTCGTTGCCGACTGGTGGAGCGGTACAGGTGACGCCCTACGCCACGACCGGCGTGACGGCGGTGCTTACAGTTATCGAGGTAACGTAACATGAGCTACGGAGCTATCGGCAGAGGCGTAAATTCTGGTCCAGCCTCGGACCTGTTTCCGCTGTCTGGAGCAACCGCTTCTTCCCCGGCAATCCTAGTCACGGCCACAACGGCCGCCGCTCAGACGGTGGCGCATACCTGCGACGCTAATGCGCTCGATATGCCGTACATCGTTATCAGCAACGTCAGCGCGGCTTCCATCACTGTCTACGGACAGATCGGCTCGACGGCCACGACCGGAAATCGACAGTTCGCGGTGGCCGGGGGCGCGTTCACGACTGCCTACAGCTACGACGTTGGCATGTCGAAATCCGGCATCTTCGGATTCTGGAGTACCGCTACAGCCGGACTATACGTGACCGGCGTCGTTTCACGTGTCTATACAGCAACGGCGTAAAGAACATGCCCGGACCTCCAGCACCAAATTTTCCCGCGTCGAGCGTCAAGCCCGGCGTGGAACGGTTCGCTCAGTGGGATCGAGCCGGGTCTTACACGTTTGTTCCTCAGTACACGGGTCCTCACTACGTCGTTTGCATCGGCGGTGCAGGCGGTGGCGCTGGAGCGAGTTTCGCAGTCTCAGCCAATGGCGCGGGCGCGGGCGGCGAGTACCGCGCTGGCTGGGTTTCTATGGCCATCGGCACGAGCCAGACGGTGACGGTCGGTGCCGCAGGGGCTGCTGGATTCCCAACTTCGGCAGGCGGTGCGGGCGGCACGACCTCAGTTGGTTCTTTGATTACCGCCGCCGCTGGCGCAGGCGGACAAGTAGCTACAACGGCAGCGGCCGGTGGGTCAGGTGGTAGCGGTGGAGTATTCGCGGCGTCGGGAGGTAACGGAGGCGTCGGCATTACAACCGCCTCTACTGCTGGCGGCGCTGGCGGGGGGTCTTCCGGAAGCCCATACGGTGCTGGGGCGGCCGGAGGCCCAGCAAATGCAGCCTCTCTTTCTACAAGCGGCGGGTCTTCGGGAGCGGCATGGGTTGCGTCAGGAGGTTCAACTGCATCAGCAGCCGGAGCCGCAGGGCCAGTTACGTTTGTTGCCGCAACGGGCCAAATTACCGCATACACCGGGATTATGAATCAATCGCTCGTTAACAACGGCCTAGCGTTGTCAGCGACCGTGGCTCCGATTCTTACGTCAATGCCGTTCGTTTTCACGTCGCCGTTTCAGGTCACGGGCGCTCCCGGCGGTGCCGTAAGTGGCGGCGGCGGGCCATTCGGCGGCGGCGGGAATGGCGCTGGCGGTGGCGCTGGTAACGGCGGCGGCGGCGGCTTTGGCGGGGGCGGTGGCGGTGGTAACAGCAGCCAGGGCGCTGGCGGTGCTGGTGGCCGTGGTGGAGGCGGGGGCAGTGTTGGCACCTCAACGACCCTACTTGGATACCAAGGCGGTGCAGGCGGCGCGGGCTACGTACTCATAACGTGGGTCGATACTCCATGACAACATTCGCACGCATCGTTGGTGGGTACGCGGTCGACTGCCAGACGGCAAGCAGCATCGAAGTTCTCGCCACGCGATTTCATCCTGAGTGGCTGGCGAAGAATCCATTCGTCATCGTGCCGGACGGGACTCTCCACGGGGCGCTGGATAACGGCAATGGCACGTTCACGAATCCCTCACCGCCCCCAGTCTCTCTGATCGATAGGGTGCTTAATGAAAACGACCTCATCGACTACGTGACGGGACAACTCGGCAACGGCGCGGCCGGTGACACCCGCTACGGCACGATCCTGCTCGCGGCAAAAGGCACGACAGACCCGACCGTGGCTACGAAGTTTGCCAAGTTCACCGCCGAGCCTGGGCGGCGTCAGCCGACCAAGAAGCTGCTGAACGCCATGAAGACGGCAGCACTTCCGGCCGGTAGCGCCGTTACGACTGCTGAAATCAACGCCATAGACAACAACTGGCCGCAGGTGTAATTCGTGCCGACCGCGATGACGTTTACGAGTTTGCAAAGCGACGTTCGCAGCTACTGCGAACGCGGCGGCTCGTCAGTTGATACTCAGTTTAATACTCAACTTCCTGGGTTCATCAATCTGAAAGAGCGCCAGATTGCGCGTGAGCTTAAAATTCAAGGTTTTATCAATAACGTCAACACGGCTTTTACAACATCTGTTGGTGTTGTTCAGAAGCCGGATCGGTGGCGCGAAACCGTCAGCATTAATGTTGGTACAAACATTGGCACAGCCACTACGTTTAATACCCGCGTTACGTTGCTACCACGTTCATATGAATATATTCGCAGCTACTGGCCGGACGACACACAGACTGGGACGCCGAAATATTACGCGGACTACGACTACAATCACCTTATTTTTGCTCCGACGCCATCTACTACATTTCCGTATGAGATCAATTACTGGCAACTTCTCCCGTTGCTCGATGACACAACGCAAACGAATTGGCTGACTGAGTACGCACCTAACGCCCTTCTCCACGGCACGCTGGTTGAGGCGTTCACGTATCTTAAGAACCCTGAGCAAGCAGCCGCGTGGTCGCAGGCTTACGACAGAGATATGTCAGGATTAAATAGCGAGGACTTGCAGAAGATTCTCGACCGCGCTCAGAAAAGGAATACGGCGTGACCAGCTTTACACAAGTATTCGGCGGCGGAACGCTAGACCCAGCGCAGCCCAGCTATAAAGCTTATACGGCGTCTACCAGCATTACGTCCGTATGGCCTATTGAGGCGTCAACTAGCCAGAACGTCGTTGCTGCTATCAATGACATTAGCTTCACCGCTGGTTCGCTGACGTTTAAGTTGCCTCCAGCCAATCAGGTGTCGGTCGGTTACAACTCGCTCTTCAACAACGTCGGCAGCAATGCCTTCACGATTCTTGATAACGCTGGCAACACCGTCCTTACGGCGACGACTGGTGCGGCTTGGTCAGCATATGTAACTGATAACACGACCGCCTCCGGCAATTACCGCACGTACCAAATGGGCGCTGGCACATCGTCGGCAACTCCCAGCGCACTGGCTGGCCTTGGTATCAAGGCCATCACCACTACGCTGAACCAAGAGTACCCATGCGGGTTCTCTTACAGTTCAACGCCGCAGACCATGACGACGGCACAGCGTGCCGCGCTTGTGATTTGGACTGGCGGAGCCGGTATATTCAACTTTAGCGCCCTGGCTACGCTTACGAGCGGCTGGTTCTGCAACATCACCAACCAGGGCACTGGCACGCTTGTGCTTACGCCGCCGAGCGGCACGATTGACGGCGGAGCGACTAAGACGTTGAATCCGGGTGATACGGTTATTGTCATTACTGACGGTAGCAATATGTATACAATCGGGTTCGGCCAAAGCCCGGTTTTTTCGTTTAGTTATTTGAGCATCAATGTTGCTGGGTTGAGCGGCACTTACACCTTAAGTGGTCTTGAGCTTAATAAGACGGCGATCAAGTTCACGGGGGCCTTGGCTGGCAACCTTGACATTATCGTGCCGTCTACTGTGCAGCAGTATTGGGTTGATAACTCCACGACCGGCGCTTTTGTGTTCGGCGTTAGGACAGTAACTCAGGCAACTCCCGGCGTTTCGATAACAAATTCATCGACCAGATCAATTCTTTATTCTAATGGAACTGATGTAATCCTTGCCGAGACGTTGGGCCTCGGAACGCCGATACCGATTTCGCAGGGCGGCACGGGCGCGTCTACAGCTTCTGGAGCGCGGACTAATCTTAATGTGCCAAGCACACTAGACGCATTTGCTTATGTGCAGATGTTCAGTTAATGGCCGACCTCACTCCATTAAAGATTGCCTCCCAACCGGGGTGTAAACGTGACGGTACACTTCTGGAGGGAGATAATTATGTCGATACGCAGTGGTGCCGTTTCCAGCTACGCAAGGGCTTGCCGCGTAAGATGGGCGGATATCGCCGTCTAACGGCTGAACTATATGGCATCTCCAGGGGCCTGAACGTCTTTAACAGCGACCTGGACACGTACTCCCACTCCGGCTGGTCAGACGGTATACAGCGATTTGTTTTGAGTCAGAGCGGTAACGTATCTGCGATTGCAGATAGAACGCCAGTTGGCTTTGTGGTTGATGCAAACAATCTTTGGCAGTTTGATACGCTATATGATGGAGCTACCACAGCTTCAGTTTTGCTTGCTCACTCGGGAGCAAACTTAGCCGACATAGCCGCGACCACAGACTCTGATGTTTATTATGGTGACGTTCTCGGTTCAGGCTCTTTAGCAGCCACCGGCTCACCCCCAGTATCTGGCGGCGTGTTCTCTCTTAATCCGTTTGCTGTCAGCTACGGAAACGATGGCATCGTAAACGTAAGTATAGAGAATGATGTCGTAACGGCGTGGCCGAACTCGTACAGGCCGACCGCTTCTAAACTGGTGTATGGGTTGCCTGTACGTGCCGGTGCGGGTAATGGACCCTCTGGCCTGATTTGGGGCATCGAATCACTGGTGCGTATGACGTATGTGGGCGGCACTACGTTGTTCAATTTTGACAACATCACATCCGCTTACAGTCTGCTGTCTTCTCAATCCATCATTGAATATGACGGCATCTATTATTGGGCTGGCATAGATCACTTCTTGAGCTTTAACGGTGTTATCCAAGAAGTCGAAAACGGTATGAACCTTAACTGGTTCTACGACAATTTGAATTACAGCCAGTCTCAGAAGGTGTTTGCTTTTAAGGTTCCGCGTTGGGGCGAAATTTGGTGGTGTTATCCGCGTGGCAATGCCACCGAATGCACTCACGCTGTAATTTACAATGTGCGTCTGTCACGCATTCTTGGTTATGCGGTTTGGTACGACACCGAGCTTCCGAACGATGGCCGTTCCAGCGGCCAGTTCGCGCGTGTGTTTCGTTCGCCGCTGATGACTGGTGTTGACCCGACGCCGAATGCAGCCGTTGTGTCTTTGTCGGTAACGACAGCCAGCACATCCACCTTTAGCTACAACATTGTCCTTAACGGCGCGACGGCCGTTAATGTTACGGCTACCAACAACGGCTCGTTGACAACTACGGCTCAGGAAATCGCGGCTGGCACTTATCCTGGTTGGACAGCGGTACAAAATGCCGAATCTGTTATTTTTACATCTGCTACAACTGGAGAGAAGTCAGGCTTGTACAGCCTGAGTCAATCTGGTGCCGCTACTCCCGCCGCAGGAACATTTAGCACAGTTAATACCGGCGCACCGAAATACAAACTATGGCAACAGGAGTTTGGCACAGACAGCGTGGATGGTATTAAAACCTTGGCGGTACAGTCGTATTTTGAAACCAACGCGATTTGGCCAGCCGAAATGCAGGGCAGCAGCAACCGGGGTCTGTACGTGGATTACTTTGAGCCTGACTTTGTGCAGTCTGGGGATATGACCGTCCAAGTTGCTGGCTCGTATTCCAACGCCCGTGCGCCACAGGCGACCAGCGACCCCATATCTTTTCCGGCGACAGCCACCTCGGCGGAAGATCAGGTTGTGTACATCCGTGAGCAGCGCCGTCAGATGCGGTTTAAGTTTGAAAGCAACGTCGTGGGCGGCAACTACGAGATGGGCGACACGGTTGCCCAGGTCAGGCCAGCCGATGGTAGGATCACCTCTTAATGGGCATCCATGTCATATCCCCCCAGGGGCTTAATGCCGTGGAATGGACTGGCGCTATGGCCATGTATATGGATAAATTTGGCATTTTGCCGTCTATCCAAAAACCGGAAGACTGGAAAATCTGGGCTTCGGCGGCGCTACTTATACCCTCATTAAATGGTATAGTTTTGCCCAATCCGTATGATTTTTTGGACTTTAATACCTGGGCGCAACGCTTTATTGAAATATTAGCGAGTAAGCCATGACTATGGGATTGGTACACGCTGCTCGACAGATTGAGCAACAGGGGCGCGGACCCGACAAAAGTCTGGCGCACATTTCACCCGATGAATCCGCAATGCTGGATTACATGCAGGGCGGTCGCCGCACCAATCCTGTGACCGGGTTGGCTGAGTATAGTCTGTTTGGGAAAATCCTGAAGGCCGTAGCCAAAATTGGCGCGTCAACGGTTGGATTTATGTACGGCGGCCCCCTTGGCGCGGCTGCTGCAAGCGCGGCTGTGTCTAAGCTGACGGGCGACTCTTGGAAGGGCGCTCTAACTACTGGCGCTATCTCAGGTCTAACGGCGGGGCTAGGCAGCTACGCTGCGGGCACACGGGGGCTGGGAAACATAGCGACAACCACCGGCAATGAGATAGTTGGGAAGGCTGCGGCGGCGGGGGCGTTATCTACCGCCGCACCCGCAGCCGCCGCATCAGAAGCCGGAGCCGCCGCTCCCGCCGCTGCAATTTCTGATGGTGCAGTAGCAGCCGCTGCGCCAGCCGCAGCCGCGCCAGCGGCAGCCGCTGCTCCCGCTGCTGCACCTGCCGCAGTCTCTGCGCCGGTTACCGGCCTAGCTTCCGTTGCGAAAGCCAATCCATTAACGGTGTCCGGCTCTGCTATGGAAGCGGCTACGAAAGGCGCTGGCTCTACGTTTAACCCAACATTTATGCAGACGATCCAAAACGCCGGTACTTTTGCCAGGATGAATCCCGTTACTGCCATCGGCATGGCCACGCCTCCAATTATGGAATCGTTCCAAGATAGCGGCGGCGGCCTGCCTCCGCCCGCGCCAACAACTCCGTTTGACCAAAGCAACGTTTTCCCGTGGCTGAATCCTGCCTATGGAGCGGATGCTAAGACGCGCCGCTTGATGGCATCGCCCGCGAGCAATTTTCAAAACTTTACGCCTACCGATATTTACCAAAATAACATGCAGGGATATGCCGATGGCGGCACCGCTGCTGCCGATGGCAGCGCCCCTGGGATCGGGTTGCCGCCGTCTGCGGCCATGCCGCAGCTTATGTCGGCTGCTCAGTGGGGTTATTTGAACGCGCGTACTGGCGGCCAAATCCACGGCCCTGGCGACGGCAAGAGCGACGACATCCCCGCGATGCTTTCAAACGGAGAGCATGTAATCGACGCCGCCACGGTGTCCGATCTTGGGAACGGCGACAACGACATTGGCCAGCAGCGAATTGAAAAGATCAAACAAAAGATTCGCAGTAGCGCAGGCCGTAAGAATCCCAACAAAGCGTCGCCTAAGCAAAAGGGCTTCGGCTCTTTGCTAAAAAGCGCCCAGGCGTAGGAGCTTATCATGGCTACCAACACCAACTACGACACCTCAGTTTCAACCGTAACCACTCTACCAGACCCAGCTACGCAGGCGCTAAGGGACAAGACCTTAGCTAGTCTTGGGGTTTTGTCGGCCCGCACGCCGACGGTTTACGGGTCTACTTGGAATCCAAATAAACAAGGCCCACAAAGGTATGGTTTTGATGGAAAGCCTATCCTAGACCAAGACGGCCAGCCCGTTTACGAAATGGGCGGTTGGGATACTAATGCCGACGAACCCCTAACGGCGGGCTCGAACTACGATCTTGATACGTCTGCTCAAAGAATCAGGGCGCTGCAAGACGGTCAGAAGCAGACGTTCACCAATGCCCAAAGCGCACTAGGTAACGCTGGAGGCATGGACATCTACGGCGCTGGCGCGCCTGCATATGGGCAGGCAGCCGATTACTACGGGCAAGCGTCAGCCGGACAATCTGGCCTAGCGGGGCAGGCGCAGTTCAATGAAGCCACCGGCATGTACGAAAAGGCCGCCAATACAAACACCGCCGATGTGTTTAACCCCTACGCGGCCCAGGCGCAGGGCGCATACGGGCAGGCCGCTGGCCAGTACGGTCAGGCCGCAAACCTTTATGGTCAATCAACGGGCGCTCTAGGGCTGTCCTCTGCGTCTCCGTATTTGCAAGCGGCTGGGCAGTCGTCTGCTCAACAGGTTGGCGAGTACATGAACCCGTACAATAGGGCCGTGACGGATCAAATTGCCGAGATGGGCGCACGTAACCTGTCGGAGAATATACTCCCGCAGATTAGCAGCGACTTTATTAAGGCTGGTGGATATGGATCAACTCGGCAGCGCGATCTGGTGGGGCGTGCCGCGAGGGATACACAAGCCAGCATCCTTAATCAGCAGACCCAAGCCTTGCAATCTGGATACGGGCAGGCCCTCGGGGCCTCCCAGTCCGACCTAGCCCGTCAGGCGCAACTTGCCGGTACGGCTGGCGGTTTGGGTACGCAGCAGCAGCAGATTCTACAGGGTGCCGCTGGTGGATATGGCAATGTCGGCGCTGGCATTGGCAATCTCGGCACTTCTCAAGCGGCTCTTGGATCGACAGCAGCCAACCTGACCGGAGCGGACGCCAATCGTGGTCTACAGGCCGCCCAGGGCATTCAAAGCATCGGACAGGCCAACATCCAGGCTAGTCAGGCCGACTTGGCGCGCACCCTTGCGGCTGGTCAAGGCATGGCCGGTGTCGGCGCTGGACTTGGTAACCTAACGCAGGCCAATCAGGCGGGTCAGCTTGCCGTGGGTACTGGTAACATCAACCTCGCCAATGCCGCGCAAAATAGCACGATGCAGCAAATCGGGGCGCAGCGTGGGCTGGGAGAATCGGAGCAGGCGTACCAAGACCGCCAGATTGCGGCTAAACAGGGAAACGTCACCAATCGGACTGCCGCCCTGTATGACCCATTGAACAGGGCGCTTAGTGCGGCGTCTGCTGCGCCTCCTGGCCCGACAAGCGCGACCACGACAAGCTCGGTTCCCCAGGGAAGTCTGTCGGGTCAGTTGCTCGGGGCCGGTGCTACTATTGCTGGCGGGATGCTGGCCAGCAAGGCAAAGGGCGGCGCAATCAAGAAGGGTTCGTTGAAGAAATCCAGCTACGGTAAACTCCCTAGCCGTGGGCTTGGTATGTTTGCAAGGGCTTCATAATGGCGTTCAATCCGATGCAACAGCAGCAGTCGCCCGACATGCTGATGGCGATGATGACCGACCCCCGCGCTACGCCGCAGCAGCGCATGGCTGCGATGTCGGCATTGAACACTATGAGGGGCGGGGCTAACGCCCCACAGCCGCCGCAGATGACCGGCGACAGCACGGGCGTTAGCCAAATGAGCCCGGCGTTTATGGCCGCTGTGCGCCAGGAAATGATGGGCCAGGGACCAGAAGAGCAGCCCGAAATCCCGCAACGTCAGGCCGCGCCGGAAGCGCCGCAGGAATCGTCAACCGCAGCCCTGATGTCGGGCGCGGCTGATGCCAGCCGTGTAGCGGCGATGGCTCATGGCGGGGCGGTGAGACATTACCTTAACGGCACGGATGGAAATGATCCGAGTAGTTATCAAGCTGACCTCCCGCCAAACCCGACTGAATTGTTTAGGATTGCTACTACATCATACGATTCGGTCAGAAGATTAAGGGCTAAGAGAGCCTTAGACGCCATGCGTGGTCAGGCCGCGCCTCCGAGCGATGTCTCCCCACTTCAAGAGGTTGCTCAATCAGCGCCAGAGGCTATGCGGCCACCGCCAGCGCCTATGCAGAACTTTGATGTGCAATTACCTTTCGTGCCGGAGGTAAATATTGATCAGACTAAACCCGACCCAACGGCTGGACAGAAAAAACCAGCGCGTACTGGTGGCAAGGACTATTACGCTCTTCTTGAAAAGATGGCCGAAGAGGGCGACGACGGAGAAGCCTCGAAAAAAGATAAGTACATGGCGCTTCTCCAGGCTGGGTTGGCAACGATGGCGGCTGCTTCACAGCCGGGGGCGAAGTTCCTTGGATCAATCGGCCAAGGCGGATTGATGGGCGTTAAAGGTCTGGAAGAAGCCAGAGCCGCCCGCGCCCAGGACAGAATGAAGAAGATGACGCTGTACGGGACGCTGGCCGGACGCCAAGAGGCTTCGGAAGCGGCGGCTGCTGCTTTGGCGCAGAGGAAAGAAGAAAAAGTTGACGATATAAATTTTCGTAAAGAAGAGGGTAAGTTTAACAGAGATGCGGCTGGTGAAAGAGCAGATGAAGCAAATCAAACTCGGATTACCTTGGGCGCACCATTAGCTTTAATAGCCCAACAAAATGCGGATTCTGCTCAGGCGGCAAAAGAGGCAGCGGCTGCTGCGGCAAAAGAAAAATTAGATAACCCTAAAATGTCTTCTAAAATGGAAGGTGCGGTACAAACCTATACACAAACTGGCATGAACTCTAATGCTGAAGCTATAAGCGCCGAAAATTTGGCTAATAGGTTTGAAACAGAAACTCCATCTTCTGGTTTTTTTGGCGGCATGGGGAAAGTTTGGAAACAATTTACTGGTAATGAAGATTACGTTTCTCAATTAAGAAACGAATACACTCATTTTAAAAATACAGGAATTATTTCTTTTCTTCCAAAGGGAGCAGCATCAGACAAAGATGTTGTTTTTGCATCAGCAGGTTTCTTACCTGATACAGCCGATCCAAAAATTATTGCACAATGGTTGCGTGGACACGCCAAGTTAAAAAAATATGAATCTGAATTGTCTTATGCAAATGCAGAATTTCTTAGCAAAAATAGAGATATGGGCGTTACCAAACGAGACTTAAATATAAGCGGGATTGACGTAAAGCAAGGAACTTCATATCCGTCATTTATGAAAAATTATCTTAGCCAAGTTTCTGTCCCCGGCGTTGAGTATGACAAGAACCCGTCAGGGAATTCTGGCACAGCACCCAAACCAGGAAATTATAAATACGATTTAAAAACTGGGGAGATGATTCTCCAATGACAATTTCAGTAACAGGTCCGGACGGCTCAACTTTTAATTTTCCTGATGAAACAAGCCAGGAAATAATAAAGGGTGCTTTGTCTAAACATTACGGCGCTTCAACACCGAAACAAGAATCCATGAGTGGTTTAGAAGCTTTTGGCCGTGGCGTTATGCACGGCGGAACTTTTGGGCGCGAAGATGATATTGCAGATTTAATTCAAAAGAGAAATCTTTCTGATCTTGTCACCGGTGATACACCGGGAAAAAGGTTAAATAAAAAACAAGAACAAGCATCTCAAGAAAATCCTTACTATTTAAATACTATAGGAGAGGTTGTAGGGGGCGTAGCTTCTCCCCTTATTGCTACGACAATAGGCACGGCAGTGGCTGGTGCCGCGCCTGAAATAGCCGCAGTTACGGCTCTTGCCGCAGCAGCCAATAAATTAAAATACGTTCCTAAAGTAGTGCAAGCCGCTCGGTCTGCTAGGGCCGCAAATGCGGCTCGTGCTGCGGCTATTGAAGCTGGCGTTCCCGTTACAAGCGCGATTGAAGCCGTTCCTCTTGCTGGAAGAGCGGCGGAATTCGGTGGACGCATGGCTAAAGCCGCAGGGTTGGGCGCGGGATATTCTGCTTTAACAGCATCGGGAGAGGCTGAAAAAGGGCAACAGCTTGAGGAAGCTGTTAAGGCAATTCCTGCCGGAGCAGTCTTTGGGGCGGGTCTGCACGGTGCTGGAGAATTGCTCATTGGCGGAACAAGATTAGGCCAACGGATAATTGCTCCTTTTATAAAAGATCAGACAACCAGAGCAAAAGAACAATTTCAAAGATTATTTCCACAAGGTGTAGAAGCTGAAAAGTCCCTTATCCCAGGGATGCCAACTCTTCCTAAAGGAGATGAAGCTAAGGGTGTTTTGCAAAACATCGCGCCCGAAAGCTACGCGGCCAGAATTGCTGAACAAGAAGCTGCTTTAGCAAATGCACCAAGACCTTCGGGTGAAATATCTGCTCCTACCGTTAGAGGTGTAAATGCATTTGAGGCAAATATTGAAGCTACAAAAAGAGCTAATGAATCTGCAAAAGCTGCGTCCCAAAAGGATTTGGCTGCTTCAAGTGAAGAAGTTCTTGTAAAAAAAGCTCAAATCAAAGCTCAAATAGATGCCGCGAAAGATAAGGCTGAAGAAGAAGCTAAAGCAGCCTTCAAACTGGAAACTGGTAAAGCGGCAACAGGAGCAGCGGCATCAAATAGCATAAATAAAACAGTTGCTTCTACAGGTCTTAAAGCTGAGTTGGAGAGAGTTAAGAATATAGAATACGCAGATCAGGCAGGGGCGTGGAAAGCGTCGGCTCCTGAAAAAGTTTTGTTTAGGGATGGCAAAATAGGCAAAAGAGGAACATTTTCACAAAACGCTTTTAACGGCCTTAGCGATACGGAAATTTCTATACTTAATCCATCAATTATAAATGACATAACAAAAGTTGGTACGTTTGTTGACTCTAAAGGAAGATTAAAACCCGTCACGCTAGAACAAATTCAACAAATAGGAAGTGATCTTGCTGCATTAGGCAGAGATACGACGGAAGCCAATGTAGCCAGAGTAGCCAAAAAATTAAGAATTCAAGTATTGAATGCTTCAAAAGGGCGTATAACTACGCCTGAATATAAACAATGGATGTCAAATATCGAGGGGACTAAAAACTTTTACAAAAAATGGTTGCCACAAGAAGTTCCCACGGTACGAGCGGCGTTTACAACTGGAACAGCCGCCGCTCTTCCGTCTAAATCAATCCCGCAGTTTACAGGAAGCAAAGAAAGCATAGATAAGCTTGACCAATTTGCTAATTCAAAGTCTGCGGACCGTGGAGTTGTTGTAGAAAACTTGCGTCAGTGGTTAGGACATGACCTTTCCGAAAAAATGGGAGAGGGATTGGGCGCAAAGTCTACTATTCCAAAATGGATAAATTCAAATAGCTACATTTTTGAAAAATTTCCAGAGCTAAGGGCTGACTTTGGAAACCTTGGTAGAGCCAATAAATCATTTTTTAAAGTAGTTTCAGAAACTAGCGCAAAAGCTAGGGCTAAAGAAATAAAAGCCGCTCAAGATGCAATATTGCCACGTAATGTTGCTGAGCCAAATCTTGTCAACATGCCAGAGAAGAACAGGTTTCTTCCTTCCAACCCGACTGATCCAAAACAGATTTACGCAAAGATGAACGAGGTTCTGAGGGACCGCGACCCTAATGCTATGAATACATTTATGGATGCTGTTGGAAAATCTGATGATTCTGTAAGTGGCGCAAAACGCATAATTACAGACATGATAACCGATCCTAAAGCGAGAGGTGCCGACCACCTTACAGCGCATGATTTTATAGATAAAAACCGTGAAAAATTAAACAATTTATTTATAAGTAAAGAAGAACAAGAGCTTCTTGATATGTTTTCCGCAGGTTCAAAAACAATATCCGCCGCGAAAAACGTAAAAGGAGCCGTTGTTGAAGAAGGCGCAGCAAAACCTCTTGTGGGCGCTTTGCTTATGACCCTTTTAAAAACAAAGATTGGATACTACCCAGCAAGGATGGCTATAGGCGCTATAGATATGTTTCAGGGTATCCCCAACGAAGCTAAAAGAAAATTAATTGAAGATGCACTTCTTGATCCCAATGGTGCGACGGCAAAATTGCTTAAGACTGAAGTAACGCCAGCAAATTTTCCAAAAATACAAAAATGGCTTGATGCTTCTATCCCAGGTTCTGTTCAAATTCCTGATGCTTCTATTCCAGGTTCTGTTCAAATTCCTGAAGACAAGCCAATCTCTCGCATAAATATTAACACCTCCCCGTCTGCGCCCGTAAACACAGGCGGCATTGAAGCGCAGCCACTAGACACCGCGAACTTAAATCCCACATTTCAAAAAATGTTAGGGATTGAAAGTGCTACTGGGCAATTTGATAAAAATGGCAAGACCGTCATATCCCCAGTTGGGGCTGTTGGTGCTGCTCAAATTATGGAAGATACCGCGCCAGAAGCTGCTGCACTTGCTGGTTTGGAATATGATCGTGATCGTCTTTATGGAGATGAAGAATACAACAAAGCACTAGGTGGTGCTTATTACGAAATGCTTCTTAAAGAATTTGGCGACCCAATTCTTGCTGCCGCTGCGTACAACGGTGGCATTGGTAGACTTAAAACTGCGATTAAAAAATCAGAATCTTCGGGAAAACCCTGGATTAGTTTTATGACACCAGAAACTCAGAATTACGTTGCTAAATTAATGCCGAGAAAAGTTTCTGCTAACACCTACGCCTCCGGTGGCCCCGTTTACACGCATCCAACCATTTCATCCATTCGCGCTAAACGCGCCATGCGGAGCCTTGCCCGATGACCGACCCCACAGTTACCGAAGTGCGCCTCAGCCTCCATGAGCAGATTTGCGCTGAACGGTATGGTGAAATCAAAGAAGTCTTCAAGACCATCCACAACCGGCTGGATAAGATCATGTGGGGCCTGATGGGAATTTTGATTGCGATGGTGGGCTGGCTACTGGTTAACGGCGTGCCGTGGGGGGGCTAAGGGAAGACCTGATTGCCGAGGAGGGCATCCGGCTCAAGCCATACCTGTGCCCAGCCGGTAAGACCACCATTGGCGTTGGACGCAACCTGGACGACGTAGGCATTACCCAGGACGAGGCTATGGAGATGCTCGATAACGACATCGAGCGGGTCAAGGCCCAGCTTGCCAAGGCCCTACCCTGGCTAGAAACCAAGCCCCCAGACGTTCAACGAGCCATAGCCAATATGACCTTTCAGATGGGCATAGGTGCGCTGCTGAAGTTCCAGAAGATGCTCGCTGCTCTGCAAGCCCGAGACTACAATGCAGCCCGTAGAGAAGCCCTGGATAGCGACTGGGCTAAGCAGACGCCGCAACGCGCGAAGCGTGTAACTGATCTACTCAAGGAGGCTTAAATGAATACAACCAAATTTTATGCCAGCAAGACCCTGTGGATTAACGTAGTCGCCACCGTCGCCACTCTAGCCGGTGGGTTCAAGATCGACCTCGGCCTGACGCCTGAAGTCCAGGCGACCGTGGTGACGACCATCCTGGCGCTGGTTAATATCGCCCTTCGGTTGGTCACCAAGACCGCCATCGTTAAATGATTGGTTTGATTAAGGCGGTCCTTGGGGCACTCGGGGCGGTCTTCGGGTACTTCAGGGACCGCCAGCTAATCAACGCTGGCCGGTCGGAACAAGCCTTTGAAAATGCACAAGAAACGGTGGACGTCATTGCTAAGGTTGCTGTGCCTATTACCGACGCTGACCGTAGCCGCGTGTGGAACCGTCTCCAAGCCAAGTACGGACCCAAACCGAGTGTGCCTACTGATCCCGTCGCCTGACCTAGAGAGCCCAACTAAGTGGATGATGGACTACGCCGTCGTGTGGTCTGAGCGGCTGGGGTGTGGGTGATGAGTGAAGAAAATAACGATGATAAATTCCGTTCTTGGATTCAAAAATACAAAATTAAAGAATCCTCAGACTACGATCTTAAAGCCGCGTTTAACGCCGGGGCTATTCCAGATAGTCGTGGACATTTAACTTCACAATTTAAACTTCCTAATCACATTACTTATTCATATGATAGTGTTCATGCCAATGAACCAGATTCACCTCCACCGGGCCGTTGGGATGGGTCTGATAAAACAGGTTGGACGTTTTATGCTTCTCCAACAAACATAAAAAATGCTGGTGGTATTGATAAACTTCAGGATTATTTTAAAAGAGAAGAACCAACATCAAAGTTAATTTTACCACCAATCAACCCCGACATTGCGAAGGCACGCGGCGGCGCAGTCCACCAACGGGCGCTTGGTGCAAAGTTATTTGGTCTTAAATGATTGGCTAAAAAAGGGGGTGAGCCTAAGCCCACCCCCGAGAGGTTATGCGTATTCCAAGACCGGCTTTGCAACCCTTACCACCTTGTGGGTTGCTTTATCATAGTAAGTGCTGACCTTCCTCGCGATTCTCGTGAGGGGCTTTTCTTCATCCTCAATCGACTCACCGTTAACGACCGTCCAGGCTTTAGGCTGATCCTTGTAGGTCGGAAACACGCCTTCGTCGGTGGCGTGCCAACCGTCGCAGCCGGTCACATCGTAGATGTAGATGTTGAGGCCATCGGGGAACGCGAACAAGTGGCCCCAGTCTTTTGGGGCTTGCTTCTCAACTCCCGCGATAGCCTTGAGGATGTCGCTATCTTGACACCAACTTGACCCGCCCCCGATTGGACAGTACGCGAGGTAGTCCTTCACCTTGGCTTGTGCCATGATGTCTATTCCTTCTTCACGATGTCAAAGACCCCGGCGTTCAAGCGCCGGGTGTCACCCCAAGTGGCGCGACAAGAGAAGCATAGCAAGTGGGGTCCGCGCTTTTCGGCGGTTCGGGGCCAAGTGCGTCAAACGCTTCACGCCCGCTTGAACAACTTTTTAATTTTTGCGATTTGACATTAGGCGTTTCGGGCCTAAGTGATGGCTGAAATCGAGCTTTTCAAAATGTTGAGTCAATGAAACTAGGCTCAACTATTTTTTAAAACTAGGGTTTTGAGAAATATGGTATTGGCTCAATCTCCAGCGCCTTCTCAGCCAAATTCTGCATCCCCTCAAAGTAGCCGGTCACGATCACCTCGATAAGATCGGACCACTCCTTCTGGCTGAACTCAGCCATGTCGGTCTTCTTCAACCAGCCAAGGTATTCCCCAGCCCGTTCGCTGGACATTTCCATTGCCTTCTTTTCGTTTGCCGTAGGATCAATCATACGGTCCCCCATACATCTCATTGAACAAAAGTGCAGCACCGGGCCAAACAATCCCCTGATTTTCGGGTCAAACCGAAAGCCTCGACTCTCCCTGTGACACACGTAGCACATCAAACTTGTATTTAACGACTTCATCAAAGTTGCCCTTGCGAATAACCTCTATGGCCTGTGGAACATTTAACTCATGTTGCCGCGCAATCGCTTCGGCTACCGTGGACGGCACAGAAGTTCCTGTACGGCGTATCCACCATGAAGACGCTTTTGTGCTGGCGTAACCTCCGTGCTGAAAACAAACCCAGTCGTGATATTTTAAAAACCCGCAGATATAAGTTGCCTTAAAACTTGGCGGTTTTCCTTCCTTGGTGTGAACACTGTATCGCACCGAATCCACATTAACCCAATATGATGTAGCACCTGTTGACAACACAGGTAGATCAGCGGCGCTGGATACAAGCTTAATCTCTTGCGGAAACTCATATCCGCAATCAAGACACTGCATAACCGACAGATGAACAACACTCTTGCAAGCTGGACAGGTTTTAACGAGAGGTCCAGTTTTTTCATCTATCTTTTCTTTATAAGGAAGCTTCTTAAGCCTAACTGTATCAACAGGGCCGTGGCGCTGAATGTTTCTGGCAAAGTCCAAAATAATGCAGTCTTTTTTGTCAGGGGCGTTTCTCATCCCGCGCCCGATAATCTGTACATACAAGCCAGGGGACTGAGTAGGCCGTAATACGGCAATCAAGTCCACGTTGGGGGCATTAAACCCCGTGGTTAGAACACCCATCGAGCAAAGGGCGCGAATCTCACCGCGTTTAAATGCTGTGATGATCTCGGCTCTTTCGTCTTTTGGGGTATCCCCAAAGATGCACCTAGCATTAATACCCTTTGCTATCAGCCGATTGCAAAGATTCTGGCTATGATTCACGCCAGACCCGAATACCAGCCATGACTTCCGGCCTTCGGACCACTCTATAATCTCTTCCACAGCAGCTTCGTTAATCTCGTCAATATCAACTGCGTCTTGTAACTCTGAGGCAATAAATTCTCCTCCGCGCACATGGACCGCTTGAGTATCCAGACCTAGCTTTGTGTTCTTAGTAATCAGGTTGCAGAGGTGGCCTTCCTTAATTGCGTCAAGGACGCTGTAGTCGTAGCAAATATCATCAAATAAAGCGCCATCACCCGTATGCAGCATCCCGCTGTCCATGCGGTACGGCGTGGCCGTCAGCCCGATGATCTTGATGTGAGGGTTGGCTATGCGAAGGCTATTGAGAAACTTCTGGTACATCGTGTTGACCTTGCGCGGGATCAGGTGCGCCTCGTCCACGATTACGAAGTCTACCTTCTGGAACAGGTGTGCTTTGGAATAGACCGATTGTATCCCACAAAAAGTAATAGCGGCCCGATGTTCGCGGCGACCAATCCCGGCGCTATAGATTCCAATTGGGGCTTGGGGCCATAGGGCTAGCATCTCATCATGATTCTGCTTAATCAGTTCCATGACATGCGTGATGACGACGATCTTCATCTCGCCGTATTCGGCAATGGACCGGCGGCATATATCGGACAATACAATGCTCTTGCCCGTGCCGGTGGGCAGCACGATCAGCGGGTTGGAGGAATGACCGTCACCCTCAAACCACTCGAATACGGCGTTAACCGCCTGCTGCTGGTATGGTCGTAATGTGAGCATCAGATAAACAATCCTTGCTGATCGTCGTACTTCTCGCGTGTTTTTTGTGATCGTCTATATAACGCGACCGACAGATATGCCGTGTCACCTTCAACCCATTCAGCCAGCCCGCCTATCCAACTCATAATGTTTCCACCTTTGCATTTTCGTTCCTAATTAAAGTTCCATCTTTCATTTTGTACTCAACCCAGTCTGAACCAGCGTCAGTCTGCGTACCCGGCACCAAGCCGGGGTTATACAGGTGCTTCCCGCAGCCGGAACGCTGGACATCATCCGTAATCTTTGTGGCAAACAACTCACAGGTCCAAGTGCCATCCATGTTGGATGTGGAATTAATGCAAGTTCTACAGTTAGTTAGTGGCAGTTTGTTGCCGTGACAATTATCTGTAAACGGACACATCTTGCATTGAAACCAAGCTGCATTCTCTGATATGCGCGGAGGAGGACGAGAGGAATTTATCACTCGTATTGCGCGTTCTTTATAAAACTCCGCAGCCTCGGCATTGAAGGCCGTGATACAAGATATTTCATCTCTACTTCCTGGCATACACGCCGTTAGGTAATGCCACTTAAACTTGAAATACAGCATATATACTTGGGCTTGTGCATAATACTGCTCGTCCCAATTAAACAGCGCGGTGGATTCATCATTCACCACTAACTTTACCAGCGCGTTAAATTTCTTTTCGTTAATACATTTATGTTCCCAGATGTGCGGATCATCAGGCTCATGTGCGGTGCCTAGAATAATACCGTCCAGACTCCCGCCGATATGGCCGTCTTTAAAGCTAAACTGCCTTCCATCCGAATCTTCGGTTTGAAGTTCAACTCCATTTACCATTCTTAGACGGTTAATCATTACGCCTTCACTATGATGACCGTCCTCAATGGCCTTGATAGATTTTGAAGACATTCTTTCGTTGTCAATCCAATGGAATTGATTCCACAATCGACGCTCACAAGCCGTGCCAATTCCTGACGCTCCAATATAGCCGCGCCGTTCATCTTGATAGTTGTTAACAAGTGCTTCGTTCATAGCCGCTAATGTTTGGTCGGGGAGCGTTACAGTAGTCATCTAAATTCTCTCAACAATAGGGTAAGTGCTTGCATGTGATTTTACCGATCTAGCATTCCTCATTTCGCCAGTGCGCTTTATTATGTTACACCTTGTTGCGTACATGATTAATGAACCCCAACAATTGGGATGGTGCGGCGGTCCAGCGCCTGATTCTAGCACCAGCTTGCGAATGTCTTCCCCAATCCCCTTCCAACCAAGGGGGGGGTCGCCAAATTACTCACATGGCGCGGTCGTGCCATCCAGAACTTTTTTCTCCGACTAGATCAATTCCTTCATCTCTACGCCGTTGTGATTCGGCTTCGTCGAACAGTGTTAGCTGACTAGGCTTCGTAACTATTATTACAACAGTAGTTAAGTCGTTCTCGGGCTTTATTACGGTAGACACAGCATCAATTCCTGTTGGGCTGGTTCTTCAAATGAGTTCAAAAATTCAGCCGGGACCAATAATCCGAAAGAAGTATTTATTGCGTGTTTTTTTCCCTCTTTAGCGGTAATCCAGCCAACAAAAATAAAACTTGGAGCAAACCCTCTAGCCAGAACGTGTATCTTATCGTTATCTGAGTTTCTTTTAAGAATAACCCCGCCGTTGGCGTGGCGGGTCCACTTAACCTCAACCCCCGCTCCATCTATTTTTCTAATACCAGTAAGACCGGTCCAGTAATTATTCCAATATTTACACCAAGCCAATTCGGCACAGGCTCCTTCAATCTCATTATCCCAGGTTGATCGTTCTTTTTGTTCACGATCCTCGCGCTTTCCTTCATGAAACTTCACACGCCTAAAAATTCCATGACTCGCGGCAAGGAAAATTTCGTCTGGAGTAAGAGTCACATTAATCATGATAAAACCGGGGGCATTACACCCCGCGCCAATCCTAAAAAAGAATCATCACTATCCTAACATTTGCGATGACTGCTGGGTGTATTGATACGTCTGAATTAACTCAGATCGTTAGGCCCAGTTAAGCGCCCGAATTAAATCGGGTCACTATTTATCCTACTTTTCCCAGGGCTTCTTTTTCGGACCATCGGAAGTGTTGCCCACAACCTTCAAGGAAATTTTTGGGGAAGTACTGTCAACACTTTTATATCTAACGGTGTTTTGCTCTTCTCCGTTGTCCTTCCGTTTGCTAATTCCGATTTTAAGCTTCACGGGGATATTATGAAGCGTAATCGTCTTGCTAAACGGCTGGCTTGATAGACCAGTGGCTTCTAACAAGTCCCTGAGACTGCTATTGGCAATGTCCATTGCAGTTTTATTTTCATGCTGAACATTGAGGCGGTCCCAGTATTTACGGCCAGCGTATTCGCCATCGAGAATGATGAACTCAAGCTCAATGTATTTGCCGTTGCCGGACTTGGTGGGCTTGTAGTCGCTGGCTGTCACTTCAGCGATGTACTCACCAACTGGGAACAGGCTGAAGTCTGGGCGTTCAGGTACTTCACTTGCGAGAAAGACAAAATCAAGATCAGCCATTTGTTTTTTCCTTTAGGTTTTTTGTGATTCCATTGCGGTTGCAAGGGCGTTTGAGAATGCAGAATAATCCATAGAAATTGTGTCTGGTAGAGGCCAGCGTGATTTAGCAACCCACCCTGGCCTTTCTTGGGTATGCAAGGCGCGAGTCCCGGCACCAACCGCACGGGTTTTTTTCTGGTTGAAACCTACGTCAGACTTTATCGTATTAACAGTGTAGTTTGCGAAAGCTAGAATGTCACACCACTCTGATATTGTTGCAGCACCTCCTTTGTGAAGGTCAAGTTGATATCTGTCATAACTATCAGTCAAAGGATCGTCAAAGCGTTTGATTTGGCTGTGTGCTAGAAAGATTACCTGCATGTTTTTTTCGTTACGCAGTAAATCAAATCCCTCAAGAATACTGTGCCAGAGTTCAAGCGCAAATATGTAGCCCTTGCCGTAACCAATATCTTCAATGTTCGTCACCTTATTATTGGTAGCCACCTTTTTCCATATCAACTGCTCAAGCCAATCAACTGAGTCTAGGCAGACGGTTTGAAAATCGTGTTCCTCATTATACAGTGCTTGAATAGCCTCCATTACCTCATCATATGACCGCGCCAGTGGGAAGGCCGTTACGTTTAGAGCATCCAAACCTTCTTCGGTTTGGATGAATACGGGGTTCTCGGACTGCGCCGCGAATGTGGATTTACCGACGCCGTGAGTCCCATACAGAACTATGCGAGGAGGTCTTGCTATACTAGATTTTCGTAATGATTTTAGGTCAATTGCCATTTTACTTCTCTGTCCTAATGACGGTTACGGATGTTTTAGCAGGTTCGATAGTTAGGGCTTTGCAAAAGGTGTTGTAGGTTTCTGGTTCATTGCTTTCCAGGTAGCGCAGTCCTCTCAAGTCCAGTTCGGGTTTGTGTTTCAGCGGCAGCATGTCTTCGGGGATGCCAAGCTTTGGCAACATATCCCAGTCAACCTTGCGGTTAAGGCGGCCAGTGAGCGTGACCTTGTATGGTCCGACCTGATGGGACTCGCTGCCTTCAGTCTTTGATGTGAGGAAGGAGAGAAGCTCCTCCTCGATTTCAATGCGGCGCTTGTTTGCCGCGATCTCTTCGTTCTTCGCGTCCATCCATTCTGACGCAGCATCTTCAACAGTACGATTAGAAAACATTTTTGGTTTGAAGTTCATGGTTTCCTCGTTGTTAAATGTTTTGCGGCTTTGACAATTCGGAGATTGCCAAACGCCAGCCATTGTGTCAAATGTATTTTTCTCATCCACGGAGAATAAAATGAAGTTAAGGAATTGGCTTGAAAAACAACGGCTCACCAATCGTGAGTTCGCCAAGATGCTTGGCGTTTCGGAAAGTGCGATACACAGGTGGACGGCTACGGACGATGGGAAACGAATGCCGAGACCTGAATGCATCAGGGCAATCGAGAAGGCTACTGGGGGTAAAGTAAAACCGCAGGACTTCTATTCGTGAGAGTCGTTACCTTCACCGTCCCAGGACAACCTGTAGCGAAGGGCCGCGCCAGAATATCTACATATGGTGGTCATGTGCGTTCGTACACGCCAGAGAAAACGCGCCGCTATGAGAATCAGGTGTCGGCATACGCAGCCGAAGCAATGCGCGGTAAGCCGCCAATAGGTGGACCTGTTGAAGTTGTTGTCCAGGCGTTTATGGTGGTGCCAGCCTCATGGTCGTTGAAGAAGCGGTTGTCGGCCATTGCGGGACAAATCAAGCCGATCACTAAGCCTGACCTAGACAACATCGTCAAAGCCCTCGACGGCATGAACGGCATTGTCGTCGTCGATGACTCGCAGATCGTTAAGCTGACGGCTACCAAGCGGTACGCCGAAATCCCACAATTGATTGTAAGTGTCATAGGGCAAGAATGACCGACTTTATTACGACGGCAAGCCGCCTGATTGAGCGGGGCTACTCGGTCATCCCGATCATCCCCAATGAAAAGCGCCCCGGCGAGTTCAGGGGCAACCAGTGGGTAGGGATGTCCCAGTGGCAGCGGTATTGTGACCGATCACCTACTAAATTTGAGATGGATATGTGGGCCAAATGGCCCAAGCCGTCGATCTGTATGGCCTTGGGTCGTGCAAGCAACATTACGGCAATTGATTACGACTACGGTTCTGAGGAACTTAGGGCTGAACTGGTGGCTTTGCTGCCATCATCCCCCTGCCGAAAAATGGGTGCCAAGGGGTTTACGGACTTTTACAGAGGATTCAAACACACTTCTAAGAAGTACATTTGTAACGGGGTGGTCGTGGTTGAGCTTCTAGCACACGGCAAACAAACCGTTTTGCCGCCGTCCCTCCACCCAGAAGGGATGAATTACAGGTGGCTTACAGACAAGACTATGGAAAACACCTCTGTTGGTGAATTGCCAGAAATACCTCTTGATTACCATGATAAAGTGGCCGAGGTCATTTCTAAGCATCAAACGCAACCCATTCAAAACATTGAAAGAAAAAGACATTACGTAAGTGATCCGAATGATAGCAACGGTGTTCAGTCAACTAACGGGTATGATAGCTATTGGAATGATATCAATCAAACTGCAATATCAAATCTTGAAAAATGGATTCCAAAATTGTTTCCAGACGCTATTCCAGGCGCTGGTGGTGGCTATAGAGTCAACCCAGATTGGCGTGGTATTACTAAGAAAACACACAAATTAAGTATAAATTCTAAGGGGATAGTGGATTTTGGTACAGGCGAGGGGCTTTCAGCTATAGACCTTGTGATGAAGGCTACAGGAGGGGACTTAGATGTCGCGGTAGATTGGCTTAAAGACGCCCTGGGAATAGTTATAAAGACCGTATTCCAGCCCGATCTTGAGCCAACACAGAGCGACTTGGCCGTGGTTGATGTGGTCCCCCAAGTAACCGCTCAACAAGTTGCCGCTCAACAAGTTGCCGCTCAAGCCGCCAACGCGCAACCCAAGCAGCCGTGGCGCAGAACAGCCGTCAAGGCATCCCCTCCGGTCCCGTTAATGGGGGGAATCCCGCCAGCAATGGGGGCTTTAGCCAAGCTATGCGACCACATCAACGCCACATCTATTCGTTCTCAGCCCATTTTGGCGTTGGGTGCGGCGATTTGTGCCCTTGGCACCCTGGCTGGCAGAAAATACAGAAGCCCAACCGACCTTCGCACAAATATATATCTTGTTAGCCTCGCAGACAGCGGCGCTGGTAAAGATCATGCCCGTACCGTTATTGACAGGTTATTCGCAGATATTCTCGGATGCGGAGGCCGACTTGGAGGGGATAAAATTGCCAGCGGCGCAGGGTTGCTATCAGCGGTCACTCGAAACCCAGCCATTTTGTTTCAGCTTGATGAGTTTGGAGCTTTTCTTCAAGCCATTGCCAATCGTTACAAGGCTCCTCCACATTTAATAGAAATCTTAAACAATCTCACTCAGCTTTTCACAACGTCCAATAAGACGTTTAGAGGAACAGAGTACGCCAATCAGAGAGAACGTCCTCGGCAGGAGATTGTACAGCCGTGTGTGTCAGTCTATGGGACCACCGTGCCAAGTAACTTCTGGAAGGCTCTGGAAACCAATAGCGCAGTAGATGGTTCTCTGGCTCGGTTTTTAGTACTTGAGACTGATGTTAACTATCCAGACGATAAAATACCATCACAGCAAGTTGTCCCGCTTGATCTTATTGATTTGTTATCCCGCATTTGCAATCCACTTAGCGGTAGTAATATGGGCGGGTATGGAACGCTCATTCCTGATCTGTTGACTGTCGGGTACTCTCCCGCCGCAGCGTCAGAGCTTCGTGTCATTGGAAGCGTAACCCTGGATAAGCTTCGCAAGTTTGAAGGAACCCCGTTTACCGGGTTCTGGGCGCGTCGGCAGGAACATACTATTAAAGTAGCCATGATTCATGCCATAGGCCGTAATCCAGAAGACCCTATTATTGATTTAGATGATGTTGCCTTCGGTCTTGCAATCACAGACCGTAGCATCAAGCTAATGATTCAGGGCGTTGAACGGTTTGTGTCGGACAACAACGCCGAGAACTTAGCCAAGCGTGTGGTGGAGGTTGTTAGGAAGTCAAAGAACGCCGAGATTACTAAGTCGGCGCTGTATGCTCGAACACTATTCTTGGGGAGGGACCGTGATAATACCCTCAAAGCCCTTGAGGAATCAGGTCTATTGTACAAAGAAATTATACAAACAACCGGCAGACCAAAAATGGTCTACCGGCTGAGTGAATCTCAGCAATAACGCCGTATTAAGTTATATGACGCTTAATCATATAGGCTTGTACTTCTGGAAATTTTTTGAACGCTTCCATAAGTCTGATAACGCCGCCATGTGGCTGTGTCTTGCACGATAAGTATCTATGCACTGTTCTTAGATCAATACCAAACAAATCACCTGATTTACCTCTCGTTATGTCAGGATTGGATTCACACCATTCACGGAAATACTTTTGTTCAGTCGTTGCCTTGGTTATTTTCATTTTCATCGCCCAGTTCCGTTTGTTGTTTTAATCAGATGCACCAGCAGCAGTTGTGGGTCCAGCTTCAGGTTGGCAACGTGCGCCGGGAGCGGCTTCGCATCCGGCCAGGGGCCGCGCAGCCGTTCAGCCAGCCGATCAAGTAAGCGTTCATATAGTTTTTTCATCTGGCATCTCCAGGTAGTGTTACGTTTTCCCAGCGCGGCAACGCCTCAATGAGTATGCGTTCCAGCAAGGCGCGGTTGCCCATGCCCAGCCGATTGCGTAGCGCGGCGAAGCGTTTGAATAGCTCGGGCGATAAATCGCATTGAATTGCGGTGCGGTCTTTCATTTTCCGTTCCTGTTCCAGTTTGCGATCCCGTAGCCGACCAAGCCCAGCCCGATTGCGAACAGCCACCACTGCAAAACGGCCTCAGCCCAAAGCAGTGGTGCGGCGTCGTTGGCGATGCCGGGCAGGATGTCGACGAACGGGCGCAGGCATTGCGCGACCAGCCATGCGAGTGGGAACGGCGTGAACGCAATCAGTGCCGCGTCGATGATTAGCGCAAGGGTGCGGGTCATAGGATGATGAGCAGCGCGTAAAAGAGCGTGGTCGTGGCGGTGGTGAGGATGTCGCGCATGTTAGTCTCTCCTCAGTTCGGCGCGGTATTCAGCAGCCGCAGCGCGTTCGTCTGCGATACAGTCAGCGCCGTGGTTTTCCATTGCTTCGTACAGCCGTTCGCACTCAATCACATCGTCCCACTGGTCTGGTCTTGCGGCGATGTCATCCACCATCACGCCCAACACATCGACCTCGGTGTACTCAGCCGGTTCACCGGCACAGTCGTAGGACGGGCCGCGTGCCGGTGAGGGGGCTGTATATTCGTACAAGATGGAAAGCTCGACATCGTTCTCGCCGTCGAACGAGTGTGTGGTTTTGTATGTGAGTTTCATTTTCCGTCCCACTGTTTGAAGGCTTCTTCAATACGCTCTTGAATCAGGTCGATTGTCACTTGTGGAGAGGGGTTGGTTTTCTCCGCTTCGAGAACACCCTTGATGTAGTGAAGGTGCCATCTGAGTGCGCTTAGTTTGCTTTGGTTTTCCAGGTACTGGTCTAGGTAAGACATAATGTTTTTCCCTTGCCTAGTTGTGATTATTAACAAGCTGGGCCGGTGCGAACATTCTTGACCACATGGCGAACACCCTTACGCTTCTTGTGCTGGTCGCGTGGTACGTCTTTATTGGTTCCTTGGCGTTTGCCGCTGGACTTGCGGGGACCGATTGCACCAAGAACATGTTTACCGAGTGTGAAAGAGCCACCCCGGTCAAACGCAATTATCTCAGAACGCAACGAGCCTGGAGTCAAATAACGCAACCAGTTTTTGTTGTTGGTATTGACATATACCCGCCCTAAATGAACTCGGACCTCCTTGGCATGTAAGGACCGCTTGCATGCTTTGGCGACAACGCACGAATTGGGTTTTTTTGTATCAGCACCCCGCACATCTTCTTTGGTGATATGCAGAATGAAATTTTTCACGGCGTTGATGACGGGCATGTTGGAAATTTTAGTGACACACATTTTGTATACTCCTGTTTAGGTTTCTAGATTTTCTCGTAATGGCTCGTTGTTGAAACGAGCCATTGAGTGAATATCTAGTAGTGCGAAGCGGCACGAACATCCGTTAGAATCTTGTTCGGTTGGCCGCTCCGCTTGCGGTGCTTGGTACGATCACCATCAGCCGAATGGCTTTGTTTCTTGCCAGTTAGATATCGCGTGTCGGTTGGCGGGTTTATGATAAACCGGCCTTCAGAGAACGAACCACCTCGGTCAAATGCAACAATCTCGTCGCGCAGCGCGGAGGGAGTTTCAAAGCGAAGCCACTTTTTTGAGTCCAGCCGCACATATAAACGCGACAAATGTACTCGGACTTCTTTGGCGTTAAGTTGGCGTTTGCATGCTTGGGCGACAGCACAGCAATCAGGACGCTTTACTTTAGAGCGTTTGATGTCGGTCTTCGTGATGTTCAGAAATAATTTTCTTGTGGCATTAAAAATCGGCAATCCGTTGATTTGTGTGCTCATGATTTTTGCTCCGTTTGGGTTTTAATTTGTCTCTTATTGCACAGCGATAACTGTGCAATGGGCGACAAACCAATTTACAATATGTACAACGAGTAAGCGCAGAACGTCACGGTGTCAATAGGTCATACAAGAGGTCACACGAGCCAAGCAGGGGGGCTGCTTTTCCAAGTCATCCATGCGTGGTCGTCTTTTTTGCGTTGATAGTAAGCCCGATATGATTCAACTGGATCGGTGTGTTTGCACGCATCGGGCATAGCCAGCGCGAAGGGTGTTTGGATATCGCCCGTCAAAAGCGGCGGCGGGTTGGATAGTTCACCGTCGAACAGCGCGGCACAGGCGTGGGTCTTGCCGTAGCGCACCGTGTATTCAGCCCCCAGGGCCATCCCCAGGGCCAGCAGCCAACGGTAGTTGGCGACAGACGCGCCTGCCCAGATCGTGCAGGGGTGCTTTGGGTGAGTCGGTTTATATCTGACTGGGTTTCCAAATGCGTGATGGACGGTGGATAGTATCTGCGCCGTTTCCAACGTCATTTTCACCACATGCCGGTCGCTGTGCCAGCCAGCGGCAGTGGCCGGGTTCTCATCTAGGGCAAAGATATTCATGGTGTAACTACTAACAGCATATAAAGCAGGAGGGCGAAGCCGAGTGCGCCTAGGGCGCTGATGACAATTTCGCGGGTCATGGCGTGGCCTGTAGGGCGTAAACCACAAGGGCCAGCAGCAGGGCTAGGCGCAGGTATAGTTGGGCGCGAAGGGCGGGGGTCATGGTGCTACGCCTGTGGCGCGGGCAATGGCGGCGCGGGCTCGTTCTTCGAGGGCGATGTGATATTCTTGGCCCGCACGGATTTCTGAGCCCGGCGCACCCATCGGCTTGGAGTAAAATGCGGGGCTGAAGTGGACATATTCGCGGAGCAACTCCCGCAGTTCCCCTTTGGACTCGACCGCTGAAAGGACTTCGCGGCACTCGCCAACTGTGAGCGCGACGTACAGATCAACAAAGTTGCTGTCGCCGGGGCCGTAGTCGGCAATCGCGCGTTTCATCAGATCGGTCAGTCCTAGCGGAGCGGAGGCTTCTTCAGTCATGGGAGCGGCCCCCTAAAAGGGCGCGGAGTTCGGCGGCCACGGCATCGCACTTGTCCATGTTGGACAGGTACTGTTCGTAGAGACGGTTTCCGGTGGTGCCGTTCTTGTGGACCAACTGGCCCCACCCGTAGATCGCTCGGGTGGAAAGCCCACGGTGCCGCTCGAGACGGTCCAGCAACTTGAGTGCCGACTTGGCAACACCACCGACCTCGCCCCGCAGGGCCTCTAAAGATTTGTTTTCCACTTTCAGTAGGCTCCCCATGTTGGGTGGTCGTCGTGATGGCGGAGGGTCATTTACTTACCCCCCGCGCGGGTGATGGCGGCATTAATTTTGGCAACTACAACTTTGTCTCCAGCATCATCTGAGTCGAGCCAAAGCTTTGCATCTTCCAGAGCCGCCAGCATCTCAGGCGCGGCGGCGATCAATCGGGCGTTGGCTGCTGACGCGGCGGTCGCTACCGACCTCCACCCTACGGTGGACTTTGCATCATCGACCGTGGCTATACCGTGATTGATGCCAACTTGGCGGGTGTAGACCCACGGGCCGGGGGTGTGGGTGGTGGTGGTCATGTGGGGGTGTCCTTGTGGTGAGAGTTTACCAGTTGTCGGCTTCGATGGGTTCGTCGGCCCAGTAGTTAGGGTCAGACAGCACATCAGGCCGGTAGGTCTTCATCTTTTTGTCGTGGCAATCGTCACAGGTGCGGCACAGGGGTATTCCCCTGGCATCATGTGCCCAGGACGAGCTTTTACCGGAGCCGCAGGGGCAAGGGCGGGTGGTCATTGTCATTTTCCTTCGTTCGGGTTCAGTGGTGTCATAAGGTCATAGCCATGCGCGGGTGTAAAGTGTGTATTGAATTACGTGGTTGTAATGTTTAATGCTGTTATCCTATTAGGATTTACAGCGCGCGGAACAACGCTGTGCAGGGGGGGGCTTATTAGTGCCTTAATAAGGGGTATGTCAAACTGATATGGGGGGGGTCAGTTGTTCAATGATTACTGTACTATCTTTATTATTATATACTTATTATAGATAATAGTAGAGAGGTGGTCACCCCGGATGTTCTACTTATGTTCTATGTGTTAATATTAACTGGTTTTTTTAGTTAGCTGGGTGGGGGGGGGGGCTTATTCACTACTAATAAGCCCGCACAATGTCATAGTTGTTGTTAAATTTGTTAATTATAACAATGGTTTATGTGATGTTTTTTTGATTTAGTTAAAAAAACTAATAAGGGTCTAAGTCATTGATATTGCTGTACCCTTATTAGAATGAATAAGGGTAATGAATAAGGGTAAGGGGGTAAGGGGGCTAAAGGGACCGGACTAATGGAACCGGACTAATGGAACCGGACTAATGGAACCGGACTAATGGAACCGGACTAATGGAACCGGACTAATGGAACCGGACTAATGATATAAGGATAAAATGAGCTTAAATTTAGAGTCCGAAACATCCAAAATAGTAGCTATTAAGCGAATAGTGCCGGTCTACGTGTGCCTGGGATTTGTGGAGGCAACAACAACGGCAGGGGAAAGGCGCTACGTGATTCAGCGCCAGGATGGAGTCATACAGATTCTAAGGGCAAATCAATTGCATGGGATAGCTTATCTACTGTCGCTATACCCTGATTCTGGATATTGGAGATCGCGGCATCCGAAGAGGTCGCGTGCTGGTGTTGATATCCAGCACGCCATGAGTCACCTGATTCAGACATGCCATGCCGCAGGCCTGTGGCAGGGATAGCAGGCAGGCAGGGCAGGCAGGCAGGCAGGCCCAAGGTCCAAGGTCCAAGGTCCAAGGTCCAAGGGCAGGCAGGCCAAGGGCAGCAGGCAGGCAGGCAGGCCACAAGGGCTCTAGGTCAAAGGCCCCAAGGCCCTAGGCCCTAGGCCCCAAGGTCCAAGGTCCAAGGTCCAAGGCCCTAGGCCCAAGGTCCAAGGCCCAAGGCCCTAGGTCCAAGGCCCTAGGCCCCAAGGTCCAAGGTCCAAGGCCCTAGGCCAAGGTCCAAGGTCCAAGGCCCAAGGCCCTAGGTCCAAGGCCCTAGGCCCCAAGGTCCAAGGTCCAAGGCCCTAGGCCAAGGTCCAAGGCCCAAGGCCAAGGTCCAAGTAGACAAAAGAAAGGGGCCACAAAGCGTGGCCCCCATCTTAAGTCTGATGCGGGTTAGTCTATTTTGACTTCCAGCCCGAAGGGGGCGCGCCTGCTGGCGTCATAAGTGGCCCAGCATACAGGGTAACCAGGGTCAGCGGCGGGAGCATCATGGCAATCTAGGTCTGTCAGATATATCAGCCCAGCAGGCTGCCAGCCTGCCTGCGCAATATGTTCAAAAACAGGGCCGAAGGCTGTGCCACCACTGCCGTAAAAATCCAAGCCGATCTCTTCGTTGCGCTGATAGGTGCGGCAGCCTGTTACCTTGGTATTACACGTAATCACGTGAATCTCCTCAGCCTGCACAGTGTCGATTAGTAGCTTAAGCATGCCAGCAAACGTGCGCAGGGCTGTGGCTGAGATGCTTGCGCTGACATCGATGGCCACCACGAGACAGCCCATTTCGTCCCTGGCTGGCCCTGGCAGCATCATGTGAGACACCCGCTTATTGCGTCTTGACCACGTGGACTCGTCGCTGCGCTGATCCATAAAGAATCCCTGGATCAGTGACTCAGGCGTGGCCTTGGGGGCCAGTACAGACTGGATCAGGGTGGCTACATCAGAGGGAAGCTTGCCAGCCATGCTGCTAGCACGCGCAGCACTGGCAATGCGTTCGACCCACACAGCCTGCGCATCGGCAGCCTTGGCAGTGCCTTCTTGGGCAACCACCTTGAACCCGCCACAGCTGTCGCCTTGATGCTGCACAGTGCCGCCAGCAGCCTTGCCCCCTGGCCCTGGCCCCTGCTGACCTTGGCCCTGACCCTGGCCTTGGCCTTGGCCCTGGGGCTGCTGGCCTTGGGGCTGGGGCTGGGGCTGACCCTGGCCCTGGCCCTGGCCCTGGCCCTGACCCTGGCCTTGGCCTTGCTGGCCCTGCTGGCCCTGCTGGGGCTGGGGCTGGGGCTGCTGCCTGTTGCCCTGGCCCTGGCCGTTTCGACGGCTGTATATCTGTTCGGCCGACAGACCAGCATAACGTGAGTCTATCAGCGCCCCAGGGGGCAGCACCCCCCCACGGCTGGTCACGATCTGGTTAATGATAAAATCGCAGGCTTCGTTCCACTGTGCAGGGTCGCGATCATGGCCACGTGTTAGATGCCCCAAGGCAGGGTGCAGTGTTTCGTGCCACAGCAGCCCCATCAGCTGTGGCAGGGGCAGCCCCAGCACGTAGGTTGGATTGAAGTATAGGTGGTCCATATCCACAGCAGCTGTCTGTATCGAGTCATCTTCCACGAGTCTTAGATTCAGCAACAGCTGCCCAAAGAATCCGTTGGAATCTGATTCCAGCAGCCGCTGCCGCATCTTGATGCAGCGGGCCATTGCAGGCGTGAGTCTTAAGGCGTTCATGATCATGGCCCCTATGCTGTCAATTCAGCGATATCAGCAGCGATCTTCGCAGCCCTGGCTGCGACATCAGCGCGCAGGGTTGAGTCGTCGCGCAGGGCTGCTGGCGTGCAGACCAGCAGGGTATCGCGTACCTGCTGCCGCACGCGCTCAAGGTCAGGATTAGAGCTAAAGTCTAGGTTAGGAATCAGGTCCACAATGTTTTGGATATTGCTGACTAGGCTGTCACGGAAGGGGGCCACAGCCTTGGTGGTCGCTGTCGCGGGAGTGTAGTCCACAAGGCTCCCAGCCATGGCAGCCACAGGGCCAGCAAGCTTACCCCAGATGTCAGCTATGGCAGCGGACTCGGCCTCTTGTAGCCCCTTGGCAAAACCAGCCTGCAATGTCGCACGTTCTGCTGCTGTGATCTTTTCGCCTGCCTGGACTCGAAAGTCGCGCTCGTCGGGCAGCGGGAAATAGCGCACAGCTGCGCTAAATTTAGCGCGCAGATCATCAGGGTAATCAGAGTCGCGATAGCTGCCGTTCAAACGCACACGTGCGGCAGCCTTTTCTTCCGGCAGGCGTGCGCAAAGATTCTGCGCAGCTGCTTCAAAGTCATCGATGAGATTCGTGATGCGTTCGTTCGCCTTGGCGTAGTTAACGGCAGCCAAGATGCGCACGCCACCGTCCAGCCAAGGGCTGGTCTGTTCGCGCACGTACGTGCGCAGCGCACCACTGGCTGCGATAGCGTTTTTCAACGCGTCTTTTGTCAGCAGATTCTTGGAGTATTTCCCGCTGTTCGCACCCATGCCGTGTTGCAATTCGACCTCAGTGGCCAGTGACTTATCAAGCTTGACGCCACTCCACATGGACACGGTTAGAGACACGAGCAGCGCAGATTCTGAGAGACTGGATTTAGTCATGATTCCGATTCCTTTGGTTACTGGTTAGACGTTACGAAGGCGATGTAAGTGGCGGTATTTTTGAGATCGGGACACAGGGCTGTCGCGCTGCTGACCATGACAGCCCGGTACTCAGAAGGCAGGCGTTGGGCGTATTGCATGGCAGCAGCCCAAGCCTGTGCCACAGGCGCGCGGGGGGCTGTGGGGGCCTGCTGCTGCGCTTGGCTGCACCTGCGTGCCAGGGCCTCCGCGATGGTGTACAGCACGCCAGGGGACTCAGGGATAGGTGCGCTGTCAGGGTTATCTAATACTTGTGATGGCGTGACCATATTTTCCAGCAGGGTCAGGTGCGCTTGAAAGGCTGCGGCAGGGCCATCACCAATGCGTGCCGCGATCATCTTTTTGCGCAGCTGATCAGCTGGGAAGGCTTGCAGAATCTTTGAGACAGACTCCCAGCCCCTGGGGGTGGTCACTGGCAGGCACAGGCGTTTGGGGTCAGTGATGTGGAGCATGGACCCATCATTACCTCGGTGAAAGCCGATCACTTCATGCGCGATACCGGCAGGCTTCGCGAAGTCGTTAACCCATGAGTCAAGGTCAGGCAGAATCGTGTAGTGGCCGAATCTATCGATCATCGGGACCGACAGCTTGGCCACGCTGCCATCATCCTGCTGCCTGTTTCCTGCTGCAAAGAGTCTCACGGCATCAGGCAGGCGATAGCCCCCCGACAGCGTGCGCTCTGTAAACAGTGACATTACAGCTGACAGCGCGCTCTTGTTCGCGCGGTTAATTTCGTCAAATAGAATCAGCGTGGGAGTCTGATCATCAGAGTCCGGCAGCCCTTCTGGGGCGCTGCTGATCGTCCTGCCGTTTACGATGCTCTTATAGCCAGCAATATCGACTCCATCGACTTGCGACAGCCGATAGTCGATGAACCGCATGCCAAGGCTGGCTGCGGCAGTGCGATGGATCGTGGACTTGCCAAGGCCAGCATCGCCCCACGTGAAGCACGGCTGGTTCAGTGCGCAGTGACGTGTGATTACCTGTGCTAGTTCGGTTGCGTTTACGTTCGACATTTACGACTCCGGTTCGGTTCAAGGCAGTATTGCCCGGTGACATCTTATCACACGTGGCAAGTTGTCACACATATATATGTACGTATGTTTTTCGGGGGTGTTACGGGCGACGAGGGGTGCTGCTGGCATGGCCGTCGACGGGAGCATGCGAGCGGGTGGATTATACGCGCAACATTCGTTCGCGCAATGGGCATGCCCTAGGATGGCCTGGGAGGCCCGTGGGTGAGCATGCGACAAAGTGTCACCTCTGTGCCTGACACCCCATGCTCGCGATTTGTCCACTGTTTGTTCTCATCGAAATTATGCAATGATTTCAATGGGTTAGAATACTTATATCAAAAGTGATATAATAACGATTTCAATGGGTTAGCTGTTTTGCATCGGGATCACTATCGCCGGCTCCCGCAGTGCAGCATATGTGCGCTGGTTTCTCCCGCAGCGCAGCATAGCTCGGGCACTCGCGTGTTGAGTGCATGGTCGGCTATGGATAGCGAGCTATGGATAGCAAGCTATGGATAGCAAGCTATGGATAGCAAGCTATGGATAGCAAGCTATTGAATGGTCGGCTATGGATAGCAAGCTATGCATCCGCCAAATCGCATAGCGAGCTATGGATAGCCGACTATGGATCGGTAGCTATAGGATAGCTTGCTATGGACCCCACGGAGGCCATTCGGCGGCGGCGCGGCGGTCGCGGTGTTAAAGTTAACCCCCTCGCCCCCATTCCCCATTTTTTTTTTACAAAATTGGTTTGACCCATCCACACTCCGTATGCAGTGTGTGTGTATGACGTCATCGCAATATTCGCTTATCTACGCTGACCCGCCGTGGTCCTTTACTGTGTATGACCAAACCACCGGATTAGACCGCGCCCCAGACGCGCATTACTCCACGCTCGATACGGCTGGCATCAGCGCCATTAAGCCATCAGCTAACGCTGATGCGTTGCTGGCTATGTGGGTTTACGACCCAATGTTGCCGGATGCGATTACTGTAGCCGAAGCTTGGGGCTTTAAGTTCGTCACGGTGTTATTTCGCTGGTTAAAGACGGGAGACATCCCCGGCCAGCTTCGCCTATTCCCTATGGAAGAGAAGCTATCATTCGGTATGGGCTATCACACGCGGGGTGGCGGCTGTGAGGAGTGCTGGCTATTTAAGCGCGGCAAGGGCTTGCCGGTTCTTAACCACGGCATCCGCAAGGAGTTCTTCAGCCCCCGGCGTGAACACAGCCGCAAGCCGGATGAAGTGCCTGGGTGGCTTATCGATCTTTACGGGGATGTCCCTAGGTTAGAAATGTTCGCACGAACCCGCCGCCGGGGCTGGGATGTGTTTGGAAACGAAACGGAGAAGTTTTAATGACCGCACCCAAACTAGACCCGCAGATTCTCAAGGCCCTAAAGAGCCGCAAGGACATCTGGCTGGATGAATCCATCAGCACCCACAACGGCGCACCTAAAATACGCGGCGTGCAGTTGAAGCGTGCCAAGGAGACGGAGGTACGCGGTGCGGACGGATATCACCCGTACCACTACATCGGCTGGCTTTACTACGGGCAGTCGTTTGCCATTGAGACGGAGTTCAGTAAAACCAAGAACCCACTGTCCCCCGACCAACTCGACTGGCTCGATAAGTTCACCAGAGTCGGCGGTCAGTACATTGAGGCCCGCACCATGCAGGACGTTGACGACGCCCTTGGCAAGACCGAGCCGCAGCCGTGGGGTGAGTATGAGGACCGCATCACGACGATTAAGATGCAAGACCGTTAGTGAAGACCAAGAAGACGATGGCCAACAACCCGCCCGAGAAGGCCATGCTCGGCCCGAACGCCAAAGTGTCACTCAACTTCCGCAAGGGCCGCAAACCCAAACCGCGCAATTTCCCCGTTGACCCAGACCGGGACAAGAAGATTGCGGAGTTCCTGGCCCGTAGGAGCGGCAAATGAAATCCTGCACCCGCTGTCTCAACACCGAGACTGCCGACACCATTTCATTCAACGCGGCTGGCGCGTGTTCTGTCTGCGTGCAGGTAGACCATAAGCTGACGGCGGTGGACTGGAACGAACGCATGATGGAGTTACACTCCATCATTACCCAGGCTCGTCAACGCAACGGCCAGTACGATTGCATCGTGCCATTCAGCGGCGGCAAAGATAGCACCTACCAGCTTTGGTATGTGGTGACGCAGCTACGGTTGCGGCCTTTGGTTGTGCGGTACAATCACTGGGGAACTCGGCCACAGTTGGAGAAGAACAATGCGCGGGTGTTCAAGCAGTTGGGCGTTGAAGTCTTGGACTTCAAGCCGAACTGGAAGGTCGTCCAGGCCACTATGCTGGAGGCACTTTCCCGTAAGGGCGATTCGTGCTGGCACTGTCATACGGGAGTCTACTCGTTCCCCATGCACATGGCGCTTAAGTTCAACACGCCGCTTATATTCTGGGGTGAGTCACTGAAGGAATACCAATCCTGGCTCGACCCCACCGAGAAGGAGAATGTTGACGAGGTGCGGTTTAACCGGGCGATGAATCTCGGCATGACGGCTGACGATATGTGGGAGTTCATTAAGGACGCTAACCCCAGCCTGGACCGGCGCGATTTGCACTGGCACGCATACCCGCCCAAGGCCGAGTTAGACGCGCTTGGCGTTCAAAGCATCTGTCTGGGCGACTACGTGCGGTGGGACACCCGCAATCAAGTGGCGTTGATTAAGGACCACCTTGGCTGGGAGGGTGATGTGGTCGAGGGCATCCCACCGCAGTTTGATTACGAGAAGATTGAGTGCCAGTTCCAGGGCGTTAGGGATTGGCTGAAGTACATCAAGCGCGGTTTTGGCCGGACGAACCATCTGGCCAACATTGAGATACGGCATGGCCGTATGGATCGGGCGGCGGGGGCCGCCTTAGCCCAGCAATACGACGGCAAAGAACCGGCCAGCCTGGGGTGGTTTCTACAGACGGTTGGGATTACCCGTGATGACTTCTATGGGATGGCCTTGAGCCATGTGGTTGATCCGTGGGACTTTGATAAGTCAGCCATTGTGGCTGGTTCAGAACTTCCAGACATGAAAGATTGGATATGAAAAAACTACTGATTGCTGCGGCGCTGACGTTTACGGCCCCCGCGCACGCTTTGACAATTCAGGTCTGCACAGGCGAGTTCGCCCTGTGCGCGGCCAGTCCCACAACCCCTGTCCCCGGCCAGACCATCACCGTCAACGGCAAGGTGTTCCCGTTGGGCGTTTCGGTCTGCCCCGTACTGCGCGGCCCTGCGTTGGCCGACATGGACTTGATGAATAACTCCTGCACCGCTCCCGGCAAAAATCAAGTCTGGAGCTTGTTTCAGCCGCGCTCTAGCTTCCCGCAAGCGCCGACTTGGGCTGATACCCCGGCGGCGTTCCGCAAGTTCACGACAACCACAGCGGCTGGTGGTGGCATGAGCAATATGTTCAGCTTTCCATGTACTGTGCGACCCAAGAAGGTCAACGGAGCGAAGCTGGCTGATTGCCAAGGCCCGATGAACGAAAGCCCGACTGGCGTTGCGGTTGCTGCCGGTACTGAGGTGATGACCCAATCACCGGCCGGTGCGGTTGATCCGGTGGGTGGGCCGACGCCGTAGTGCTGAAACGCCGTATCATTGCGAAGTTTCTAATCGAGGACGGCAAGCTCGTTAAGTACAAGCAGTTCACGACCAACCGCCGAACGGCCGGTAACGTCGTGTCTACGGCGCGTACATATGAAGACCTACGTGTCGATGAGATGTACTTCTGCGACTTGGGCGTAATTGACCCAGCCATGATTCGGGATGTGACCGCCGATGTGTTCACCCCCGTTACCGTGGCTGGGTCTATTCATTCTATGAGCCAAGTGAACGAACTAATCAAAGACTGCGGCGCGGATAAAGTGGTGGTTAAAGACCGCGAACTTGGCAAAGCCATTGCCCAAAAATATGGTCGGCAGGCGGTGGTCTGGCCTATTGACTATCACACCTTGTGTGTAGAAGATGTGCCTGACTACGCGGGTGAGGTTTTGCTAACGGACATCGACCGCGACGGAATGGGCAAGGGATTCGACTTGGACGTATTGAAGCGCAAATGGGATGTTCCGGTTATCGTTGCCGGAGGCTGCGGTAAATTGGATCACGCGCTTCAGGCGTTCAAAGCTGGGGCTGACGCGGTTGCGATTTCGTCCATGTTTTTCTTCACCGACAAATCACCGATTAAGCTGCGTAGCTGGTTATTCAGCGAGGGCGCTTCTGTTCGGAGCGTTTGATGCGGGCTTTAACTTAAACAGGAGATACTACACATGGCGGTTGTTGGACCTTCGGTTGGTAACGGATTCACCTGGACACGCGGCCCCTACACCGTAGGCGTTTGGAATGAGCCGGATATGAGCGGCTTTGGCGAACCGATGGTAATCGGGCATTTGTCTTCGGCGGGATGGATCATCGACGGCACGATTTACCAGGACACGCCTGATGGCTGGCAGAACACCATTGATGTACGCGAGAACGGCTTGATTGGCAGTTACTACGCTGAATACATCATGCCGAAGGTGAATGACCTTCTGCCGATTATGTACCCGTTAAATCCGTATATTGGTGTGCCGATTGCGAACACCGACAAATACAGTAAGGACGTTTGGAACGCGCTGTTATCGCAATACACGGGCGTTGATGCGAACGGCAACCTGATCCAAGTGCCGTATCATGAACCATAAGCCGAACACTGTTATTTTTAGAATAATGAAAATTGTGCGCGAAGCGCAGCGTCAGACGATCACACCACGTGGTGCGGCGAATCAGATTCTGGATGCTCTGACGAATCTGACACCAGAGATGATTTACGCATCAGACCAAGACCTACGGTTTGCGGACAAATGGCGCGCTGCGTTGCGGGCCGTCAGGGAGGGCAAATGACCCGCGAACCGACTGAGATGGAACTGCGAGTGCTATTAGCAATATCGGAATATCACTCTGGCAACGCCGAAGAAGGCATGAAGATTACCCGCGCCGCGATCCGCGCCATGCGTACACCGACAACGGAGATGCTGCGTGAGGCTGGCATGGTAGTCGCCGGTAACACCGAGGCTCATGCGACCGTTTGGGAAATCATGATCGACGCAGCCTCGCCGCAGTAGGAGTAGCTGGCCTACGCTGACACGCCAGAATTAAGTGTCGGCATTTATCGGAGGTAGAACCCGATGTCTAAAGATTACATTCAATCTCTTATTATAAAAGCGACAGAGGCCAAGACGGCTGACGAAGCAATGAAGTTTTCGCAAGCGGCTTTGAACGCTGCGAACGCTTTGCTTGCTTTGAATAACATCAAACAGTAATCGGTTGGGGGTGGGCTTCGGTTCACCCCCTTTACTGTAGAAGGAAACAGATGACCCCAATTGACGACCTACTAGACTCCCTCCGCAAGCGCGAAGAATCGGCTTGGGGCATGGCGGCAATGTTCCTTGAAAACCGCGACGCGCATGGGGTGATGGACGCTGGCTCTGAGTTAGAGTCATTGCGCCGTGCCATTTCGGAATTAGAGAAATTGAAATGACCCCCGCCAAGTTCATCTGTCTGCGCGAACACCCTGAGAATGCGCGGTGGGGCTTGGGCTGTGGGCGAGAGTGGGCCGGGTCTGCTGGCCGTGGCTGTCCGTACTGCGGCGCGTTTTATGTGAAGGAAGTAAAGTGACTCTGTGGCCGCATCACTCTGAAGACGAAATCAGCGCCGTCGCTAGCGTGCTTCGCTCAGGTAAGACGAATTATTGGACGGGCTCTCACGGGCAAGCGTTTGAGAGTGAGTTCGCCGTTTATACCGGAGCGAAGCACGCCCTCGCGGTCACCAACGGCACGACGGCGCTGGAAGTGGCGCTGCATGGCCTGCGGCTTGTTCCCGGGTCTGAAGTCATCGTTCCATGCCGGACGTTTATGGCGACTGCGAGCGCGGTTATTACGGCTAATGCGCGGGTTGTTCTGGCGGACATTGATCCTGCGACATTGAATGTCACGGTTGAAGCCCTGGAAGCCAGACGGACCCACCGGACTGCGATTGTGATTGTCGTCCATTATGCGGGGCTACCATGTGACATGGCGGCTATCTGCAAGTGGGCTGACATGCATAACATCCGTGTAATTGAAGACTGCGCCCACGCCCACGGCACGCGCATTGACGGGCAGCATGTCGGTACGTTTGGCGATATCGGCTGCTTCTCATTCTGCGTTGGCAAGACCATGAGTACCGGCGGCGAGGGTGGCATGGTGATTACCAACAACGCGCTGTTGCATCGTCGTATGGGAGCCCGCCGCGATCACGGTCGGTATCAGATGGTCGGCTCTAAGGACATGACCCAGTTCCAATGGACGGTTGAGGAGTTCGGCACAAACCTGCGTATGACCGAGATGCAGTCCGTCATTGGCCGGTTGCAGCTTGCAAAACTTGAGAAATGGGTAAACCGGCGCAATCATATTGCGGCGGTATATGACGGCATTCTCGGCGGTATCCCAGTCCCGCACGGCCATTCGCACGGCCGGTATATGTACATAGCATTTGTGGATGACCGCGACCGCAAGATGGTTGAGTTGCAGAACATGGGTGTAGCTGCGCGGTTGGGTGGTTGCCCCAACATTGGCCGTGAGGCGGTTTTTAATAAAAACGCCCTGCCTTGCCCCCAGGCCGACGCGGTTGGGAAACGCACGCTGTCGCTGCCTGTGTATCCAACGATGAGCGATAACGATGTGGAGGCGGTCTTAGACGCTGTGGAAAAAATATGCACTTAGACGATCAATGCCTTCAGCTTTATCGTGTCGCTTACAATATGTGGAAGGACAGCGATCTTAAAATGGCTGAACGCTACTACCAGCGTATCCGCGCCGAACACGGCTGTGAGCTTTATTACGAAGTCGTGTTGCCTAAGAACGTGATGTTGGTGCATCCCGTTGGCACGGTTCTGGGACGCGCTACGTATGGTGATTACCTTTGCGTCTACCAGAACGTGGGTGTCGGGTCTGACATTGACGGCAACCGGCCCGTACTTGGTAAGGGCGTCGTTTTGTTCCCCGGCGCGAAGGTGCTGGGCAATACCAAGATCGGCAACAACGTATTCATCACCGCCAATACGGTGGTGCAGAACGTCGATATACCGGACAACTCTGTAGTGTTTCCGTTCTTAGAAGAACGGAAGAAATCGGATCACAAGACCCGTTCCGTTTGTAGCTGGAAGCCAACAGAGCGATCCGTCATCAAGGATATCTTCAAGGTGAAACATGCCTAAGCACGTAAAAAAGCTAAGGATCAACATCACTATTACGCCGGATTTGTTGAAGAAGATTGATGATTTTGTAACGCCATATGAGCGCAGCCGGTTCTTTAATGAAGCCTGTGTTGAGAAGATCGACAGGGATAAGGCCAAGAAATGAGCGTTCTGTATCTCATCACGGCCCGTGGCGGCTCTAAAGGCGTCCCCGGCAAGAACCTGAGAAAGATCGGCGGTATGTCGCTGGTCGCCTGGAAGGCCAATGCCGCCAAGCAAGTCATCACCAACAACGACCGGATCGTTATTTCTACCGAGTGCCCTGAGATTCAGAAAGAAGCCCGGCGCAACAATGTTGAGGTTGCTTTTACACGGCCAGCCGAGTTGGCGACCGACACGGCCTCAAGCGCAGATGTTATCAAGCACGCGCTGTCCACGTTGAAGACGCATCACGATACGGTTGTTCTACTGGAGCCAAGCGCGCCATTTACGCTGCCGGAACATATTGTGACCGCGCTGACTATGAAGCAAGCCAAAGACGCGCATTTGATTGTTGGCATGAAGCACACCGAACCACACACGACGTTCATTGCAGAGCAACCGGCAGATGATTTTGTAACGCCCATTGTTGTGAAGATGGACAGGGTTGGCCGTAATCTGCGCCGTCAAGACCTGCGCCAAGAGTGGACGATGAACGGCGCGCTGTACGTGTTTGATACGGAGATGTTCATGGATACCGGCAGCATTTACGGCGGCGCTCGCAATTATGGATTGCTGATGGACCGTTGGCACAGCATTGAGATTGACTCGCTCCATGATCTTGAGATGGCTGAATACGCACATCATAAGGGATATGTGTAATGGTATTTATCATTGCAGAGGCCGGGATCAACCACTGCGGGTCTTTGGACCGGGCGCTGAAGATGATTGATATTGCGCTGGATGCTGGCGCGGACGCGGTTAAGTTCCAGTCATTCACGGCTGACGCGCTTGGCTACGACGAGAAGTTGACCGCGTTTCTGAGAAGCGTGCAGCTTTCCAAAGATGACCACGAAAAGCTGAAGTTGAAAGCCGACAAACTCGGGATCGAGTTCATGTCCACGCCATTCAGCGAGGAGTGGGTGGATTTCCTTGTTGAGCTTGGTGTGAAGCGCCTGAAGATTTCCTCCGGCAAGGTCATGGACAGGGCGTTCGTCCGGTATGCAAGAGCTACCGGGCTCCCGCTTATCGTCAGCAATGGTATGACAAATGAGCGGGAGTTTCTTAACAGCGCCGCTTATGACGACACGGCGCTGTATTGCGTTTCGCAATACCCCACGCCGCTTCATAAAATTGATTTTCGCAAACTTGTAAAACTTGCCGACTATTTCAAAGCTGTGGGTTTCTCCGACCACACGCAGGGCATTGCCGCATCTGTCATTGCTGCGGCCTCCGGCGCGGAGGTCATCGAGAAGCACTTTACCCTGGATCGTCGCTTGGCCGGGCCGGATCAGATTTGCAGCATTGAGCCTAACGAGTTGAACGAGATGGTCGCGGAGATACGTTCAATATGATCCGTGCCATTGATCTAGGCGACCTTTTGCCGCGCCGTGCTGTAGTCCGTGACCGCGCTGCCGTCAGCAAGATGCTGGACGGAAAGCGCGTCGTCATCACGGGCGCTGGGGGCTCTATTGGCTCGGAGCTATCTCGCCAAGTCAACAGCTTCAAGCCTAGCGAGTTAGTGTTGGTAGATAACTGTGAGTTCAATCTGTACTCGATCAGCGAGCAACTCCCCGGCGCGACGGCCATATATGCCGATGTGAGAGATGCTGAATCTGTTGAGAACTTCATGTATAGCGATAGCGAGCAAGTTGTGTTTCATGCCGCTGCGATGAAGCATGTACCGCTGGTCGAGCGTAATACTAACGAAGCTTTCAAAACAAACGTAACCGGCACGCTCAACGTCGTTCAGGCGTGTAGCAGGCACAAAGTATACCGGATGGTGCTGATATCGACTGATAAGGCCGTCAATGCGACCAGCTACATGGGTAAGACGAAGGAAATAGCAGAGAATATTTGCCGCCGTGCCCGTTATACCGCCGTGCGGTTCGGAAACGTACTTGGCTCTTCCGGCTCGGTTGTACCTTTATTTGAGCGCCAGCTTATTAAAGGCGGACCGCTTACGGTGACCCATGAGAGCATGGAGCGGTACTTCATGTCGATTGATGAGGCGGTTGAGTTAGTGCTTCAAGCCGCAACGGGGGAACCGGCGATTTACATTCTGGACATGGGCCATCCTGTAAAGATCATGGACCTAGCGCGGGACATGATCCGACTGTCAGGCAAAACGCCTGGAACGGAAATTGAGATTGAGATAACCGGCCTGCGCCCCGGCGAGAGACTAACGGAACAGTTGTTCACCGAAACCGAAAATGTAACTCCGTCTGGTATAGATGGAATATGGAGAATTTCTAATGGCAGCACGTAAGGTTCTCATCACGGGTTCAGCGGGGCATCTTGGCAGAGCCCTTCGTGCCGCGTTTGAGGATATTGGCGATAAGGTCACCGGAAT